TTAATAAAAGGAGGAGGCGTTAGCCTCCGTCCTTATTATACTATACGAGCTGTTAAGGCACGCATACCATTACTCCCAAGGAATCCTGCCATCTCGGCAAGCTCCTCATTGAAGTCCTCAATACTTGTGAATCCAAATAACTGACACGGATTGTCTCCGTATGAGTCATCAAGTCCACAAATCTCCATAGTGATTGGGTACATTATGCGTGTAGCATCAACGTAGTCAACCATATCCACTAAGGGTATGTATCTCATCTCCATAACTACCATTACCCTTAGATGGGCGCAGCCGTAGTCTCCTGCTTGTTATACTAATTAAGTGAAGTAGGAGACGATAGTCTCTAAGGTTTGGGACACACAAAGGGTAGGGTATAAAAAGTTTCCTTTACAACGGGGTTGTTAGCGTAATACCTCCCCTTTCATATACCTATAAATTATTTAAAATATTATAAATTTAATTTAGTTAACTTTGTAATTCACTTAAACATATATGGTTATGCCAAAGAAGACCAAACCACCAGTAAAGAAGAGTCAATCAAAGCTTATGACTAAGGCTGCTGCAGAAGATAGAAGTTTAATGCAGTCTGATAAGAAGCGTTCTGGGACTCTTAAGAGACCTAAAGAGGCTACTGTAACATTAAAGAAGAAGACAGTGTCTAGTGTAACTCCTAAGAAGAAGGTTGCAAAAGCTAAACCTGCTAAATCTAAGAAGAAGAAGTTATCTGGTACGTTAAGACCTAGCGATTACCACAATAAACCTGCTCATAAGGTTAGTTATATAGATCCTGATGGTAGTGGAGGTGGACCTGGAAAACCTGCTAAGAAGTACAAGAGTTATATGGAGTATAAGAATGGAGGAACCATTCAGCATGACTAAGTACAATAAAAGCAAATAAAATTTATTTGTATGTTTGTATAAACTAAAACGAAATTATGTTAGACAAAGACAAGCGTGTAGCTAGAAGGGCTGCAAATAAGGCGGGTAGAGCTTCTGCTGAGGGTAAGACTAAGTTAGGTAGAACAGTTGCCTGGAAAAAGACTAAGGCTGCTGCGAGAAAAGCAAAACGTAAGGGTACTACTCCAGTGGTTGCTAAGAAGAAGGTAGACACACCTAATTCAAAAGTGATGACTCAAGACTACAGTAAACCTGAAAAGAAAGTAGTTAAGCAGAAACATGCTTCACCAGGTGGTAAGTCAGGAGCTACTAAAAGAGGAACAGGTGTTACTTATCGTACTTCTTGGGATGCTAACAAGAGTGGTGTTCAGGCTAAGTATAAAGATAAGGGTGGTTACGACGCTTATAGGAAAGATGCTGTAGCATGGAATGATAAGAAAGATGCTAAGAAGGCTAAACCTAAAGCTAAAGTAGTCCCATTGAAGCTTAACAAGACTGACCCATTAAAAGGGAAAGGAGCTGGTGGTGGATCTATAACCAAAAAGGTTAAGACTCTTAAGATGAAGCATGGTGGTACAGTTAAGAAGAAGTATAGCGATGGTGGACGTATACAACACGACTAAATTGATATAAAACAATAAAGGCTCTCTTAATGGGGGCCTTTTTTGTTTACATAAAAGTGTACCTTGTGTGTAACTAAATAATTATTATCTTTGTTAAATGACTACGATGGAGCGAATTAAAACATTGCACGGTGATATAGAGGTAATGCCTAATGGAAAGATTGTAGGAACCGCTATGGTTCAGTCAGTCGATCCAGATCTAGAAGTAGATATATTATCAGACTACATCGACATGGGATTCGTAATAGAATCTAATGAGTACGTACTTTCTGGTGGAGGTATTAACATTATTATATTTAAGTACACAGATGAAGATGACCTACCAACCGAAGACATATGCGAAACGATAAATCACGGAATCTTTATAATGAATACACGATTGACCAAGTATGTACCTACTCAAGATAAATAAGAAGGGTGATCTAATTGATGACGATGGTATATACGGTATACCAGAATTTTCTGACATAATCAAGGCGAAGAACTTAGGTATGCGAGCTTTGATGTTCGTTGCTTACATGGCTGATTACGATTCCCCTTATAGACATTACACCGAGGCTGAAAGAGTGAGAGTTATCAGTAAGGATATGTTTGGCGACTATGAATGGAAAGGGTCGAAGGATAAACGAATGCCATTAGCTATTCGTAAGTACATAGAACTAGAATACGATCCGTTGGAAGCACAACTTGCAGCGTTTAACGAGAAACTTGACGAGTATACTACACTCCTAGAAAATACTAAGATTAACATAGAGAATGCAGCCGACATACAGAAGGTCATGATCGGTGTAGAAAAAATCTTAGGCACTCGACAAAAACTTTTAGATGCCATCGAGCGTCGTGGAGATAAGAAAACTATTGCTGGTAACAGAGAACTCAGTTACTTAGAGACACTTCAAAGCCAAGGTAATGCCTAATATAAAAAGTTACGCTCCTATAATTCATGGTGAAGTACCAGACTTAAGCCCAAATAGTATTGCGTTTAAGGAATTCTGGGACGAACAGATTAAAAGATGTAAAGAAGGATTCAAACCTAAAGGGATGGATCGTATTACGGGTAAGCACTATTATTATTTAAATTTCTATAAAATTTTAGGTAGTACTGGAGAAAAAGGTAACTCCCGTAAAACTCTAATCTCTCCATGGTATCGAGATATGGATAAGTTGTACTTTGACTTATTTGATAGATGCAAGAGTGAAGAGAAAGGGATGATTGTTATTAAGGCTAGGGATAAGGGGTTCTCTTACATGAACTCTGGTATCCTGGCACACGAATACACATTCTATCCATACAACCACGTAGGAGTCGCTGCGGGGCTACAAGTTACTGCTACATCATTCTTCGATAAGGTAAAAGCAGGATTAAACAATCAACAGAGTAGTTTCAGACATTCCGTACTTAAGGATGGTGATGAGATACTAAGATCTGGTTATAAGATAAAAGATAAAGAAGGTAAGTGGGGAACAGGAGGATTTCAGTCTGTTATACACTGCCGTACAATGAGTAACCCTGAAGTATATAAAGGTGAACGTTTAGCAGTAATGGTATTCGAGGAAGCTGGTGAGTTCAAGGAGTTACTTAATGCTTACATGTCTTCTAAAGCTTGTTTCATGGATGGGGATGACCAATATGGTGTACCTATCATTGGTGGAACGGGTGGAGATATTGAAGCAGCATCTAAAGATTTTATGGACATGTATTATAATGCAGAGGCTTATAACCTTATACCTCTGTTTATACCAGCATCTATGTGTTACCATGGCTTCTTTGACAAGGCTACTGGAATATCTGACGACGAAGGTGCGACAAAAGCCCTCATGCTACGGCGAGAGCAACTTAGAGCCGCAGGAAACCAGAAAGGTTTCAATCTTGAACTTCAGAATTATCCATTATCCGTCGAAGAAGCTTTCTTACAAACTAAGAACTCTAAGTTTAACGTTGCGAACATAAACGCACAGAGAAGTGAGATACTTAGTAATGAATCATTACAAGGTCAGATACAAGTAGGTGATCTTGACTGGGACGATTCTGGATATGGAGTTAAGTTTACGCTTAACAAACATGGAGCGTATAAAATACTAGCTCACCCTCGCACGGACCTTAAAGGATTAGACATCGGAGGTATTGATAGTTATGATCAAGATGAATCAACTACAGACTCTTTAGGTAGTGCGCTGATTTACAGACGTTTCTATAATACGGATATTGCAAGTGACTACGTCATAGCAGATTACACCGAAAGACCTAAGACTGCAGAAGAGTTTTGGGATGGTTGTTTAAAACTTGCTGTATATTATGAGGCTTCTATGTTAGTGGAATATACCAGGATAGGTATTATTGGTTACTTCCAAAGAGAAGGGATGACTAAGTACTTAAAAGAAAGACCCGCAACAGCTCACTCCCCTAAGACTAAAAACAAAAACAAGTATGGTATTCAAATGAATAAGCATACTAAGGCTGTTATGGAGCAATTTATGAACAAATACATAGAAGAAGACTGTGAGGATATTTGGTTTATAGAATTATTAGACGAGCTGGCTAACTATGGGTTGAGAAACACGGATAGGGCTATAGCCTTCGGTTTGTGCTTGATTCATGATATAGATTTATACGATAAAGCAGTGAACAAAGACGTGAGTAAAAATGAATCGTTAGGTTTCGTATATTACAAGCGCGTAAATGGACGTTTAATCCCATATAAAAACTAAGAAAAACGATGAGTGGTTTCCCTAAACAATTCATACCCGATAGCGAGAAAACGCAAGAGTGGTGTGAGAAGAACATAAATGCTGTAACTAAATTTCTAGAAAACTCTAGCGGTGAAGGTCTTTCTATGTCAGATAAAGACACGCTTAACTACAAGACATATAACGGAGATTTAGAGTATGAGGACTACTCTTATATAACAGAGCAGTACAATCTTCCTTCTCCAGCTACTATGGCTAACTATCCTATCACTAGGAATAAGATTGACATACTAACCAATGAGGATTTAGAGAGACCTTTAGATAAAAACGTCTCAGCTATAAACCTAGAAGCTGCTCTTCGTAGAGAAAAGTTTAAGGTTTCTATTATAGCTAATAAATTACTTGCTGAAATAAATTCAGAAGTAGAGGGTCAGTTTGGTATGGAATTAGAGATGGATAACAAGGACTTTCCGATTCCTGATGACATCGACCTATTCATGCGTTACGAATATAAAGAGGTTATTGAAGAATGTGTAAACGACGGACTTGACTATATAGTTGAGAAACAGAGACTTAAGGGTTTATTTAAAGAAGGTTTTAGGGATCTATTAATTTCAGCAAAAGAATTCTACAGAATATACATCAAAGATGGTGACCCACATGTTCGTAGAGTTGATCCTAGAAACTTTATATACGACAAATCTATATCTACAGATTTCTTAGACGATGCTCAATGGGCTGGTGAAGAGAGATGGCTTTCTGTAAATGAAGTACTTGATGAGTATAGAGATGAGTTAGATGAGGACGACGTTAGACAACTTGAGGATATGCGTCAAGCAACTACTGACGACTTAAGTAGATTTAATAGTAGTATTGATTGGGTTGATATAGACGATAACAAATCTTCTAAGATTAGAGTGTTATCCGCTGAATGGAAATCCATCAAAGGAATAAACTTTAAGGTCTCAGAAAATAAACACGACCCAGCCAATCCTTTTAAGAAGATGGTTAAGGATGGTTATAAGCCTAGAAAAAACGAAAAAGTTGAAACTAGATTCGTAGATGATATTTGGGAAGGTACTTGTATTGGAGGTAAGGTTTACGTTCAATGTCGTAGAAGACCTAATCAAGTTAGATCTGTAGATGATGCAGGTTCTACTCCATTATCTTACGTAGGTGTAGTTTACAATCATACTACTGGTAAACCAACCAGTCTAGTTGACTTATTGAAGCATATACAAATGCTTTATAATATTACTATGTACCATATTGAACTTACCATGGCTCGTGCTGGTGGTAAAGCTGTAGTATATGATGTTGCACAAATGCCTACCAATCTTGGCATGGACATGCAAGAAGTTATGTACCACATCAAGAACGATGGTATAATCCCTATAAACTCTAAAGACGAAGAGGGTGAAGCTCACTCTTTTAATCAGTTCGGTCAAGTTGACTTTACCTTATCCGCTTCTGTTCAGCAGTTGATAAACTTAAAGGTTATGCTTGAGCAGACTGCAGGTCAAATATCTGGAGTATCTCCTCAACGAGAAGGTGCTGTAGGTCAATATGAATACGTTGGGAATGTGCAACGTTCTGTTGTGCAATCATCCTTATCTACCAAAGGATGGTTCTATGTCCATGGCGAGGTTAAAAAGCGTGTACTGGAGCGAGTAGCTAACCTTATGAAGGTTGCTTGGGCTGGTGGAAAGAAAGCTGCATTCATATTAGGCGATCAAGGGTATAGATTCCTTGAAGTTCTTCCTGACGTTGCTTTGAATGACTACGGTATATTCATTGGTGATTCTGGTAAAGACGATGCTCTTAAACAAGTTGTTCAACAGATGTCTCAATCTGCTTTACAGTCAGGTACTATTAGTTTACTAGATACTATTAAAGTTCTTAAGGCTGATACAATGACTGAAGCTCAACATGTCCTTGAACAAGGAATGGAGGCTATGCAGAAACAACAAGCCGAGATGCAACAACAGCAACAGCAAATGCAACAAGCTGAGGCTGAAGGCAAACAAGCTGAGATGGAAGGTAAGATGAATCTTATGCAAATGGAGATTGATGGGAAGATTAAAGTTGCTGAGATAGCTGCAGAAGCTAGAGTAACATCTCAAGAGATAGCTTCAGATGCTGATAGAGACATAGAGGATGTTAGAGAGAAAAACAAAGTTTCTTTAGAGACTGTTAAGGCAGATCATAGTTCTCAACAAGCTAAAGATAAGGCTGTAACGGACAAAGAAATAGCGTCAGTAAAAGGTACGGTTAAAAAGTAATATATTTGTAGCGGGAAATAAAAGCAAACATTATGGCAAACGAAGGAAGTAGTATTATCGATGAGGTTGAAAACACCTCTACCGAATCACAAGAAGTTGGAACGTCAGCATTTGACGCTTCCGCTTTTATGGATGGTGCGGAGATAGCAAAAGAAGAAGTAGAAGTAGAAGAAACCTCTAAGGAGGTAGTTTCAGAAACAACCAATACAGATGATGACTCATCTGAGGACGTTGAAGAAGATGATGGATTCTCTTGGGATCAGATCGAAACAGCTAAAGAAGAGGAACCTGAAGAGGAGACTCCTGAAGCTGTAGTAGAAGATGATAACTGGGATGAAGCTAACGCTGAAACTGAAGCAGAAACTACTGACATCGATTGGGGTGAGATAGGAACTGAAATAGGTATTGAAGCTGCGACGAGAGAAGAGCTTATAGCTAAAGTAAAGGAAGCTGTCAAGCCTGCTGTAAATGATAACGATGTTATCACAAACCTTAAAGGGTTTCTAGAAATGACCGACAAGGATTTAGTTATCGCTGATATGCGAGCAGCTAAATACGAGAAGGAATACATTGAAGATACTGTAGATAGGTTAGAAGACTCTGGGTTGATGAAAAGAGAAGCTACGATGATTCGTCAGCAACTTAATAAGCACGTTCATTCTGAACAAGACAGAATAAGAACTGAAAACAAAGAGACTAAAGACAAAGAAACTAATGAAGCTGCTCAGTCTAAGAAAGACTTACAGAAGTTCATAAAAGGTAAGGACGACTTCTTCGGAGGTAAGGTCACTACTTTAGAAAAGAAGACATTATATAACTACATCACAAAAGGTGATTTCGCTGGAGATATATTTAAATCTCATGCCAATGTTGCGGAGGCTGCATTTCTTTGGCGAAACAAGGATAAGATTTTCAAAATGGTTCGTTCGCAAGGCGTTGAACAAGGGAAATCTAAAGTTCTTGACTCTATTACATCACCTAGTAGTGGAAACAGAAGCTCTAAAAGCTTTAAGTCCTCAGATAAAGGATTTAATCCTAATAAGTTTATGTCGTAGTGATATGATGAATTAATTAACTAATTTTTAACTAAAACACTCAGAAAAAATGAGAGTATACAACGCTAAATACGATGCAGAGTACAACACTGTAGACAATTCTCTAACGGCTAACTTATTAAAGTACCCAGAGATTGCAAAAAAAGTAATCGAGCTTTATCCTCGATACACAACAACTTACCTATTAGAGAAGTTAGGCTTCGGTGCTGGTGAAAAAGTACTAGGAGACAACTCTTTTGAATGGAAGTCTATGGCTCGCTATAGAAGTAAGCAATTACTTGAGACTGCTGTAGATAACAGTAGTACAAATGTAGCTGTTGGTGATTCTGATACTGCTATCGAAATTACAGATACAGCAACTTCACCTTGTATGATTAACGCTAACGATATTATTCGTTTGTCTGATGGTTCTCAATACCATGTAACAGAGGTAGGTGCTTTAGCTTCAGCTAAAAGAGTTCTTACTACTAGAGCTTTAACTGTTTCTACTGCTTCATTATCTGCTGATTCTGTTGTTGCTGTAATTGGTAACGCATTTGCTGAAGGTTCTTTAGGTGGTACAGTTGGTGAAGGATATGCTTATCCTGAAACACGTAAGAACTGGTTAACAATTTCTCGTAAGAAATTAGTTATCGATGCTCGTGACTTAACTGATGTTACTTGGGTAGAACACAATGGACACCGTCTATGGTTCTTTACTAAGGAACAACAAACTGAAGCTCAATTCATGTATGACTTAGAAGTTATGCGTTGGTTCGGTAAAGCTTCTGTTGCTCAATACACTGCCTCTTCTGTAGGTTCTAACGCTTCTTCTATTGATCCTTCTGTGCCTATTATTGGTGATGGTTTGTTAGCTCAAATCTCTTCATCTAACGTAATGACTTACGAAGAAGATGCAGATTTAACTGAAGATGCATTAGTAGAGTTTATTGGTCAGTTGTCGTTGAACGCTCAAAATGTTACTGGTAACGAATACGTAGTATTCACAGGAACACAAGGGAAGATTCAATTCCACAAAGCAATGAAGGATTTATTATTCTCTTCTGGAACAAACGCTTCTTCTGTATTGGTTGATAAAGCTGGTCAAGATGTGGCGGTTGGTGCTAACTTTAGTACTTACACATGCTTAGGTAATAAGATTACTTTAGCTCACTGTCCAGTATTTGATGATCCGAATATTGCTGCTGCTCCAGGTTATTCTGCAGGTTCTGAGATTGTATCTGCAGGCGGAGGATTCCGTGGTGCTAACTTATCAGGTCTTATGGTATTCTTAGATATGGGTGTAAACCAAGGTGTTGCAAACATTGAATTGATTGCTAAAGGTGCTGAGGGAATGAACCGTAACTGGGTTAAGAAATATGTACCAGGAATGATTAATCCTTACGACTCTAAGTCTATGCTTGCCGCTTCTGGTGATGATAGATTTGAATGTCACTGGTTAACTCAATCAGGTATCATTGTTCGTAATCCACTTTCTTGTGGTATTTTCAAACCAACTGGATTGGTAATATAATTTATATGCGCCCCTTCGGGGGCGTATTTAACCTTTAAATAAAAAAGAAATGGCTGACGTAGTAGACGGCAATAGAGAATACTCAATCGGTAGAAGTGGAAACTACTTAACCCGAAGGTGTAAAACATTGCTAAATATAATTGAACCATCATTAGTTAGTAATGCTATAGTATTAACAGAAGAAATGACGGGTGCTATGGTATTCTTACCAGACTCTTCGGCTGATACTGATGTTATTACTTTACCTCCAGACTGCTTAAACGGTACGAGTTTTACTTTTATCTTCGCAGCAGATCTAACTAGCACATACGTTATGGCTGGTACATTTGTAGGACAAATCCAAGATGGGACTGGACTTCAAGACGTAACCGCTGGAGTCTCTGTAAGCTTCTTGAAGACTGCAGTAATGGCAGGGGATAGAATTGAGTGCATCCAACTTAACGGTACTTGGTACTTGAATGGACAGTTTATTACAGCGGCAGCAATGTCTGCAGCATCGTAATAAAATTACTTAAACACACCTCTTCGGGGGTGTGTTTTTATTAAAAAGCAAACAATTAAAAGCAAGGATATGAAAAGTTACAATTTTGTAAAGTACGAGTTTCACGACTCAAAAACATTTGGATTTTACATCTTTTCCAATTACAAGAAATCAAACGGAAAGAGAGTTAAATATTTAGATATTAACGGAGAGCCTGGTATTATCAAGTGGATAGACCCTGTTGCTATGTTAGATTTAGATAATGAAGGTCATGCCTTAATGGATGAATTCTTAAAAGGTCACCCAGCAGTTAGGTCTAATGAATGGACTCGTGTAGACTTAAAAGCACAAGAGAGAAGAGAAACAACAGATACTCTAGATTCAGCAAGAGCTGTAATTCAAGCTGCTAAGATGACTGACAAGGAGGTTATTCAATTTGCTACATTAAAGCGAATGAATTTACATTCTGACTTAGACGTTTTAAGAGCTAAGATTATAACTATAGCACAGAACGGTCCTGAATCTTTCATGGAGACATTCTTTGATCCAGAGAAAGACTTAAGAGTGTTTATTGTGGATGCTGTAAGAGAAAAGAAGCTAAATTACAAGAACAGTACTTATTACTACGGTAAAGAGGCTATCGGAACCAACGAGGAACAGGTACTAGTTTGGTTAAAAGATAACAAAGATATTTTAGCTATCTTGAAGCATGAATTGAGAGGCGATAAAGAGCCTACTAAAAAAACAAGTAAAGCTTAGAAATGACTGAAGGTACAGCAAGAAATAGAGTAAGGTTAATCACCGATAGAGAGGATGTTGCGTACTTTACAGACGCTGAGATGGATGGCTTTTTAGCTATGGCTGTTGATGAGTTTGTTAGTCAATACTACACTTCATTTGAGGTTGATCAGAATTCTAGAGATAAGTTACAGAAGATTGTATTTTCTCGTACTATTTCTGTGTCTGATACATCAGCTTATTCTGTTTCTAGTTTAGTAGATGATGCAAGCACTCCAGTAGCAAATTACTCTAAGATGCTTTCTATGGTTATGTCTAATTCTCCATTTAAAAGAGTTAAGATTGTTCAGTTATCAGACTTGTCTGCATATCTAGATGATCCTTTTAATAAAGCTGACGCAAACAACCCAGTAGCATACTTATCAGGAGATAAGATATATACTAAAGGTTTATCAGCTTCAACATCAATAGATGTTAAGTATCTAAGCGATACTACCTTAATAACAGATTTAAGTAACCATACACACGAAGAAGTGTGTCAGGTTGCAGCTCGTAAGATTCTAGCGACTTTGGGAGACGTTAGATACCAGGCAATCCAATCGGAGATTGCTGAAAGACGAGTTTAAAGATGCTTTTTGCTCCCTGCTTTCTTAACCGAGGGGCGATGTAGCTTATGCTTACTTCGTCCCTCTTTTAAATTAACACAATGGCAACATTAAAAGAAATAGCGTACAACATTAAGAATTTAGTATCTGGAGGGGTTGGATCTGATGATTCGGATATAGACTTACGACAGATAAAGTTTATGATACATTATCATAGAGCTAATCTATTAATGCAGTATACTGATAACGGAAGGAAGACTTCTGACATCATATACCAAACAGACGTTTTAAGCAACAGTTCTAGTGGAGTTGAACTTAAGTCTGTTTTAGGATTTAATGAAGACAGAGCTATACGAGAAGTATCCCTAAAGGATAGTACGGCTATTGACTCAGACTACGAGATACTTCAGTTAGTTAAACATGCAGATAGGTCGTTTGTAAGTCAAGCTAGGTTTGTTAAAAAGTCTAGTAGAAAGATAGCTACTAGAGAGAATGATAAGATGTATGTTTGGGAGGGAGATTCTCTAGTTTCAGATGGAATTCTTTCAGTTAAGGCTGCTTACTCAAACCCTACAGAGGTTACTGGATTCAATGAAGAAACTTCTACTTATCCTATTCCAGAAGAATTGATTAGTGTACTAGTTAAGCAGGTAGCTGAGTTAGAGTTTACTATAATCATAGGATCTCAAGGAGCGAGACCTAACAATCAGACAGATGAGCAAACTAAATCTAAGGAAATATAAACACAAGTACACAAGTATAAAGGATATATTTCAATCTATAAAGAGGTCAGTAAGAGTTAAAAGCGAAAGAGGTAGTAGGATGTTGGAATACACAGAGTACTACTCCATCATTGAGGCGTACCTAATAGAGGTGTCTAAGGTTGTTGCTGAAGAAAGAGAGGTATATAAGCTTCCTAGGAAAATGGGAAAGCTATACGTCAAAAAAGAAAAGCACATAAGACCATTTCACGTTAGGTTAGATATGATAGAATCAGAAAGGACGGGTGTTAGAGTTTACTATAAAGTCCCCATACTAGATGACTTCTACAATAAGCTTCTTTGGGAGAGGCCTAAGAAATACAAAAAGTATAAAGCCTTACCTTTGAGTAGGCTTAAAGAGCTTATAAACGAAACTAAAGAGTACTAGAATGAAAGGTCAATTAAGGATAAGTGTAAAACAAGTCGTGTCTTCTGTTATACGTAATTTAGGTATACAGGATGCAGCAATGAGGTTTCACGACTTCGTTGAATGGGCTTTTGAAGCAGAGAGAAAGATAGGTTCATACGTAACCTTCGATAAGAAGATTGCTAAACTAGCATTCAAAGATAAGAGAGCTTTACTGCCAGATGACTTTATTAACATGATACAAGTCAAAGGCTTGGACGGTGTAAACACCTATTCTTCAGGTGGTTATATTAATGCTGACATATCAGACAAGGAATTAGATTTAGAGTACGAGGCTATATCAGTGGATGACGAAGGTTATCCTACTATAGCTTCTAGCCATGAAGACGCTGTATCTCATTATCTTATGTATAAGTATAAAGCTAAGGATTATTACAATGGTAAAATCCCTAGATATATATACAAAGACATGAAGAATGAATGGGGTAGGTTATGCGGGCAAGCTAGAGGTAATGACAATATGCCTACAAAGCAACAGTGGAATAGTATTTCTAAATACTGGAACACTCTTACTCCGACTAAGAACCAACGTAACTTATTTTAAAAGATGGCTGAGCAAAAGAAACCAAATACCTTTACTAAAGGTATGCAGGCTGATGTAGACGCAAACCTACTACTTAGCGACTCGTATAGAAAAGGCCATAACGTTAGGAATATATCTAAATCTGATAACGCTTTTACATTAAAGAATGTTGCAGGCCATCAGGTTGCTTCATCTATGTCTGTAAATACTAAGACTTACACGGTAACTCAAGCTAATTTAGACAATACTTTAATTGCAGCATCTGTAGCTGATACTTACCCTGGTTCTCTTAGGTATAGAGTGACTATAAAGGATGATAATGTGGTTCTTTATGATTACACTGATACAACTTCAGGTACTAATACACCCGCAAGACTTAAGGCTGTTGTAGATGGGGCTTCTGCTTTATTAACGGAAGCTGATGGCTTATTTATTACAGCAATAGCATCCGCTAGTAGTCTTATTATTTTAGTGACTTCTACGGACATTCTTACATTAAAGAAAATAGAAATTAGAGCTTTAACTGAAGGAGCTAGTAGTGATGATTATTACGACATGGTTATTGCTCCTGTCGATACTGCAGACTCTCACTCTATAGTGGGGATGACTTCATTCAGTAATTACATATGCTTGCTAACTATTAGTGGTTCCACTAATTACGTATGGAAAGCTGTGGTTGGTGCTGATGGATCATTTACTGGGGCTAAGCTCATACTTATTGGTAATTTCGGGTTTTTAGCTGGAAGAATTATTAAGATAGAATCTTCTGAGGAGAACGAACACTACCATAGAATATACTGGATAGATGGAAACGAACCTTTAAGGTCTGTTAACTTAAAAGAATCTATGACTTACTACTTAAGTCTTTCTGCTGGGGATTTAGATGTCTTTAAAGCCTCTCCATTATCTCCAGCTGAAATTACTTCCGTTAGTGATGGAGGAGCTTTAGCCTGTGGGTCATATAGATATTGTTATAGATTAACAACTAAAGGAGGTAATAGTTCTTTAATTTCCCCTATAACTAATCCAGTATCTGTATATAAAACAGCAAAGTCATCTCAATACCACGATATAGAAGGTGGTGGCGAATCAGAGAGTTCTGGTAAGTATATTTCTTTTAGTGTTTCAATACCAGACGAAACTTATGAGAATATACAAGTAATAGCATTAAGAACTATTTCTACAGAAGGAGCTATTGATGCTAATATAATAATCGACTCTAAGTTATATGGATCTGTTTTTAATGGCCAACATACTGGAGCTGAAACTAAAATAGCAATACCACTTAGTCAGATTTTATCAAGCTCAATATCTTGGACTACAGGTAAGGATTTAAAAACGAAAGACAATAGGTTGTTTGTGTCTAACTTATCCAACACATCTAATTCTATAGACGCAGACTTCAGGGCTGTTTCTTATAATTCTGGTGGGGTTGCTTTTAGTACAGCTACAGATTATAATAACCCAGATTTAAGAGATCCTAATTTATACTTCTCAGGATCCGAGGGTAATAATAAATATAAGTTTTCTGACTCTAATGCTACTCATTTCGGGGCATCTTCTGTAGACTTTGCAGACCCCACTAAGAATGGTGTTAGGGTTTCATTTAGATTGAAGTCGTTTACATTAGATTCTAAAGGTATAGACGATCAAGCTGGATCAGAGAAAGAAAATAGTGGTAACGATTATTTAGCTGCTCAGTCTCCTTTTTACGGATTGGATTCTAAGACTGGAGATGATGGATTTTATGATAACTATAAGAATCCTGTATTCGCTAATAAGTACACAGGATACCAAAGGAATGAAGTTTATAGATTTGCTATATTGTTTTACGACTTATCGGGTCAAGCTACATTTTCCTATCCTATAGGTGATATTAGATTCCCTAAAGCAACTGACGCTTATAGCTCTATAGATGCGCACGGATTAGTTAACTACATACCTCTTCAATGCGTAACATCTTCACATGACCAGGTTCTTGGTCATTATAGGGGTTATATTATGCATCCTCGCTTTGAGGTTAACCTTTCAGCTGATTTAAGGTCTAAGATTTCTGGGTACTCTATAGTTAGGGCTGAGAGAGAAGATAAAGATAAAATGGTTTTATTTAATGGCTTATTAAGTAGCGTTATTAGGTACACTAATGACACTGAGAATAGGAGTATGAGAAATAAGCTTGGAGCTCACCCTGTATCTATATTTCATTCTAACACTAGTCCAGACCCTATTTATAATGACATGTTTACAATAGACTCTCCAGAATCTATAATTGGTGGTGTTGAGTATAATAATCTTAGTGGTGATAAGTTGGCTAGGTCTTATATCGCAGCAGCTTGGGAGAATGACTCTACAAGCTTTGGTGCTGGCGCTGGCTACTTTTGCCCTAAAACTTTCAGACAGAATGCTGATACCAATAAAGGTCATGCAATAAGATTCGATCCTAAAACTAATAGTCAGTATGATTCATGGTATCCTACTGCGTTTACTAAATTATTTCAAGTTCTTGACCACGAAGGTTTCGCTGCTGAAGAGAAATCAATCCATTTCGGTACAAATGTAAAGTCTTGGGGGACTATAGGACCCAACAACACAACCTCTGGTCTTACATTTAAAAACGGAGGAAGAACTAGGATAGACGATAATTCATACATAAAGCCTGTTGGGGCTGGTGGGTGGCAATCAGAAACTGGATCTACTAATGCAGCTTTTTCTTTTGCTGCTAACGATACTACATTTATAAATCTTGCAGCTGGTAATGACTTATTATTCACTGCACCAATGACTGATAATCAAGGAGCGAAACTTCTTAGTAATTCATACATATCGATAAAGCATATGGCTCAGGTATTGAGAGATGTGACGGAATCGGCATATGGAGGTGACAGCGTATCAGCATTCAAATTTACTAGATATATATCTACAGGTTCTTACGTGGGTGATGTAAGTCAAGCAACTACATCAGTAGATGTTTTTGGTGGAGATACTTATATAAATATGTTTGGTTTAAAAAAGATGCACACACCTTGGTCTGGGTATCTATCTTCTGATTCTTATATAATGCCTCACCAAGCTCTTGCAGTCCCTATAGAGTCCTCAATAAATCTAGACTTAAGGTCTGGAGTTTATTTTGGTAAGGGGGATATTCAAGCAGGATTTCAAGACGACTACTTGTATAATGATTCTTACTCTGCTACGAACAATTCTAAGCTGTTTCTAGAGAAGCCTGAAAATTTCTTAGAAATATCTAATTATGAAAACATGGTGGCGGCATCAAACTTAAAGTTAAACGGCTCTAAGTTAGACGCTTATACTAATTTTGACGCTAATGAGTTTTATGAGTTAGATAATGCATACGGCCCTATATATAATTTAATAAAGCTGAGAAATGAATTGTTTACAGTTCAATCTACTGGTGTTGCTAAATTATCTATAAACCCTAGAGTTGTTGTTTCTAATGACGATGTTGCTGCAATAACTATAGCAACAGGTACTGGTAGCGTAATAGAGAGGGCTGATTATGTCGACACTAGATATGGTAGTCAGCATTTCAATAACACTATAGCTACAAACACTTCAGCCTATTGGTATGACGACGCTAACTCGTCTTTATGTAAGCTTGTTTTCGGTCAGGGTGTTGCTGTTCAAGACTTAGGCTTGACTACGCAAAACTCTAGCCTTTTAGATGCATATAAAGATACAGTAATAGGTGATAATCCTTTATCTGGTGATGGAGTTTCTTTCCATTGGAATCAGAGACACGACGAAGTTGTTTGCTGTATACATAGCTCAACTAAGACTAGCATAGTTTACAGTGAACTTATGGATATTATAGTAGGGACTAGAGATGAATCTTCTTGCATGTCTGTGAACTTGTCAGGGGAAACTTACTCAGTTGGTTATAAGGTTTTTAACGGTTTAGATGACTCTAAAGTATATAAACATGATGGTGAGTCTGTGAATCAAAACGCCTTCTATGAGGTTGCTGGTTCTGCAGATATGGAGGTTACTTTTGTAGTAAACGAAAACGTTTATACATCTAAGGTGTTTGATAAATTGGTTCTATATTTATCTGGCAATGCTAACGCAGAGAAATTCACTACCTTTGAATTTGTAGATTCGTTAGGTAATACAATATCAAATACTGGATCTAACTTAGGTAAGATGAGAGCTGGAAAGCACATACTACCAATAAGGGACTTGACTGGAGATCCAGCAGCTACTACGAAAATGAAAGGTAACTACTTGATAGTTACAATTAAATCTAGTGCCACTGAAGAGGTTGAACTTTTCTCAGCATTAGTTCACCATAGAACTACAAATATATAGTATGTTAAACTTTGAACAAGAAAAGAGGTCTGAGCTGCAGAAGTTCTATGGCAACAGACAGATGGCTAAGTATGCTGGAGGTGGAGTCACTGACGCTATAGCTGGAAGTTCTGCTAGGCAAGATAGAAGAGCTGCAAGGCAAGACATGAGGGCTAACGAAACTTCTGGAGAGAAAGCAACTAGAAAGGGTAATCAAAACGCCATCATGGGTGCTGGATTAGGTATAGCATCTACAGCCGTAACTGAATTAGATAAGACTCCTGACAAATATGACGGAGCTGATGTTGCTGGTTCTGCTTTAAAATACGCATCTATGGGCGCTGCTCTAGGTCCTTGGGGAGCTTTAGCAGGTGCGGCAGTTGGTGCTGGAGTTGGTTTAGTAAAGAAGGGTCAAGCTGAAAAGGCAGCAGAACAAGCTGATAGACTTGAATCTACAGAGGAAGAATTAGAATCTACATCTATAGCTAAAGGAGAACGTTCTGCTATGTTTGCAGAAGGTGGTGTGGTAGATCCATACAAACCTAACAGCACAATATCTCAAGCAAAAGAACCTTGGTATGGCGATAACGATTTTCTTGATGGAGTTTCCAATAAAATGAATAGTTATATAGCTAATGGCGAAAGGACTTTAGATAACACTCAAGTAGGGTTAACTGCTTTAGGCATGGCTCCTGTTTATGGAGCTGTAGCTGATGGGGTTAATACTGCAATATCTGCAGGTAGAGCAGGATATGCTTATGCTACTGGAGATACTGAAGGAGTTAAAGAGCATTCAACTAATGCAGTCGCTAATGCTGCAATGATGATTCCTGTTGAAGGTCAAGGGTTGGCGTTAGCCAAGTTAGGACTTTCTGGTGCTAAATATGCTAAACATGTTAAAGGAGCAACTAAAATACTCCAAGCTGTTGATACCGTGAAGGACGGTGTGAATGTGGCTATGGCTACAGATACTGTTGTAAGTGGTGCTGGCGTAGCTAGTCAATTAGCAGCCAATACATCATCTACTAAAAACCCTTATAGCTTTGTATCTGGAAATAAGTTTAAGAATGGTGGCGAAACTAAAGGTAGTTATAGTCACTCTAAAAATCCTTTGACCGTTGTGGATAAGCAAGGTAAGCCTGTAGGTATGGAACTTACAGGAGGTGAAGGAGTGTTTGACAAACCTGCAATGAATCGCATAAAGAAAATGGCTATGACTGGTGATTACGCTAAGTTAGGTCAGTACGTTGAAAAAGAAATGAATACTTGGAAACATAAATAGACATGGCTGTAACTAAACCAAAAGGGGTAACCCACGGAACTTTTAACAAAAACCCTGGTAACATAAAGGGTTATCATAAAGGTGGGTCTAAAACAGACTTCACTAAATGGCTTGACAAACAAGGTATAAAATACAGCCAAGGAAGTCAGGCTAGTGATGGTGGCTATTTTATACATTTCGAGAGCGATGAAGACGGATTAAAGGCTGCTGATAACTTCTGGAATGTAACTAAGACTTGGGCTGCTTATGAGAATAAGGATGGTTCATCTATGACTGTAGAAGATGCTTTATCTAAGTATTCTAATGGAGGTTATGATAAAAAGTTTCTAAAAGGATTAGAAGCTAAGGGTATAGATATGACAGCTAGTTTAGATTCGTTAAGCGATGACGATTTAGCTATGATGTCTCACACTCAAATGCAGACAGAGGATCCTAATCAATATGCTGCTTTACAAACTCAAGGACTTATAAGTAAGTCTGGTGTTTCTTCGTATAAGACTAATCCTCCTGTGGGAGTGTCTGCTGCAAGCAAGAATACTAATGTTCCTACTCAAGCACAGTCAAACGCTTCTTCTACAGGTCAATCTCCAAGAAGCGCAGCTCAAGAAGAGGGGGCTCGCCTTGTTAAACTAAAGAATGACTTTGAGACCTCTAAAACTATAAAAACAGTTCCTTCTGAAGATAAAAAGAAAGAAATATTACTAGCTGTAACGAAGATAGGGAAAGAGCTAAATGACGAAATGAATGAATCATCATCTGTAATGTTTGATGATGACGCATTAAGAGGAGAGTTCTTAAAAAGAATATCTACAGAACTTGGATTAGATGATTTAGATCAATCGGACATAGAAGCTTTAGGTGAGGCTCGTGGTATTATTGAGCATGTTACTAATATCGCAAATGAGGAGTTAGGGCAAACGATTGGAGGTAAGAAAGGTTTATTTGAGATTGAGTCTCCAATAGAGAATGTGTTTGAAGATTCTGCTAATCTGTTAGATACAAATTTAGGAATGCTTGGTATTGCTCCAGAAGGTAGAGCAAGTCAGGTTTTACTTGAATCGTATAATGAAGATTTTTATGATAATGGTGAAAGGTTAGAAAAAGGTGGGGCAGATAGAACTATTGATGACTTAGTAAATCAAGATGAAGATTTATTAAATTTAAAGGTTTCTGAAGGGTTAACATCAGAAGAGGCTATACTAAAGATTGAAGAGCAAAGGAAAAAGCAAAAAGAAGAATCTGAATATGTAGATAAAGTTAAAGAAGGTTCGGCAACCCAAGAAGAACAAGACGCAGCTGTTACTGGTCACGAAACTAGATTAGCTGATGCTATATCTGAATATACCCCCGAAGAGGTTGTTGTAGAAGATACTATCGAAGAAGACGCAGCTACTGAATTAAAAGACAAGAGAACTCGTCAGATGGCGATGGCAGAAAAAGCTCTTACAGGGTTGAAGGCTGCTGCTGGTTTAACTTCATTATCTAAGGCGTTACAAGAACCTGATGTAAAGACTCCACAGGTTTCTAACTTAATGTTGGAAGCTTTAGGTAAGCAGAAGAAATTATCTACAATGGGATTGAATGCTGCAGAGAAAGCTAGTGCAATGCAAGGGATTAACGAAGCTTATTCTGGTGCTATCAAGAATGTTCTTGGCGCTTCAGGAGGGCAGAGAGGTTCTTTCTTAGCTAATCAAGGTGTAGCTGACGCTAACAGAGTTAAAGGTTTGTTACAGTTATCAGCTCAGGATGCTGCAATTAGAAGACAAAACGTAGGTCAATACAATCAATTAGCTTCTTCGGTTGGTCAAATGCAGTTATCTGCAGATATGTCTGCTGAACAAATGAAGCAACAAGCTATAGCACAGAATAAGCAAATGCTTGGAGGTATTGGTACTAACTTATTATCTGACGCTATTAGTGATGCAACTTATTATCTTAATCCTAACAGAGAACACATGGACGAGATGATGAAGCAATATATGGAATCCACTACAGGTAATAATGGTTATACGCCACCTACAGGGACTGATGTCATAGGAATGAATGACCCGTCAAAAACGGATAAAGAAAGAAAAGTAGAGGCAGATGCCTTGGCTGCTAAAGCTAAAGCTAACGGACAATAAAAGACAACGACATGGATTACAGTAAAGCTAATAATGTCCTATCTGGTTGGGTAGGTTCAGGAGACAGAAGAGCAAAAGCACAAGCACAACTTGGGGAAGTTATGCAACTACATCAAGCTCAGCAACAACTCAATGCAGAGAAGCAGCAGAGTGAAGAACAAATGGAGAACTATCTTGACTCTATAAAGAGTAGAGCTAGCGAACTTGCTGTAAGGAATGAGGATAGGGAAGTTATACAAGGTTTGTATGATGACCAGAAAAGTATATTTCTCTCTGAATTAGAGAAACACGGAAACGATCCATCTAGGTTTATGAACTCAGGTGGGCGTAGAGTATTAAAAGACTTCGCTTCTAGCGTGTTACAGTCTGATGAAGCTGGAAGAATCTCTGGTAACACTAAGGCTATACAAGAGTATTTTGATACGAGTGAAAGAGAAGGCGGTAAGTTTGCTAAACTTATCCCACACTCTACAAGAAGAGAGTTTCAGAACTTCATGGATGGAGACGCTGATGTGTTTAGAATGAAGCAGATAGTAGAGCTTAAAACTCCAGACAATGATGAGTATGAATTCTCTAGCAATAAAGCCGAGGCTTATTACTTTGCTGGAGATAACGCTATGCTTGCTGAGCAGAATTATATAATAGAATATGATCTACCAGTTGACGCTAAAGTTAGTAAAGAAGTTCTTATTGATTACATAGGTCAATACACAGGGACTGTTAATCCTCATTCTGCCGCACCTTCTTCAGATGGAAGTGGTTCTATGGTTGGTAAGCAATCTAAATCTTGGAGTGCTAGAATGGGTAATCAAATGAGTCACATGAATAGCGATGGAGGAGTTAGTACTGCCGTTATAGGATCAGGAAGTGAGTCTTATGCTAGAAGTTTGAGTGATTTTGATTCATTCAGTGTTAACTCTAACTCTGGATCGGCTCCAGCCAATACAGATGTGTTTGGTCATAGAGTGGATGAGGGTAGTGAGTTTATGTACGCTAAAGCAATCTTCGGAGATGAAATTGAAGAAGGCGATAACATAGAAGGTAGACAATGGAATGGTAACTGGTTTAATGAAGACGGTACTTCGTTTGATCACGGTGCTGGAGATGCTCCTGACTTAACTATTGGTGGTGTTTGGCTTGGTTATAAAGTTAAAGAAAACGGAAAAACTAGATTAGTTAGAGCTGAAGATTTAGAAGGAGAACCTAAGAACGCTGAAGTTGTTCTTATGCAGGAATTTGAAGATGACGGAATCTTTACTAGTGATTACTACTACAGAGAGATAGCTACAAAAAGAAGTGCAGCTGAAGGAATTAAACTAGGTCAACTTAAGAATGTTGATGGAAATTTAGGTAGACATACTAAAGAAGCTCAAGGGAATATACCTGGAGCTCAAAACACTCCAGCTAATAATGAATTAAGCAGTTTCCTTAATATATCTAGCGCTCCATTAAGTCAAGAGATGAACAAAATGGAACTACCTGCTGGTAGTTTGAAGGCTCGTAGTATTTTGCTATCTTTATCAAGAATTCAAAATGCTGAAGTAGGAACGTTGTCTGAGTTTATAAATACAAGGAACACTCCAATACTTCAACAAGCTTTAATGTCGGGTAACACTAACATGTTCTTCGATAGGTATACAGAGATCATGATAGAGCAAGGTAAGACGAAAGAAGAAGCTAGTAAAGAAGCAACATTAATTTTTAGAGAAAGTGAAAACATTCTCTCAACACTTAATAGATAGTTATGTCAAACGGTTTAGGTAACGGAGTAAATGCACCAGGAGAAGATATTGAAAACTACGATTCTTCTTTAGATAGTTCAGCAAGTCAACCAGATATACAATCTAACTTAGAGGTTCCTCAACAGAGGAGCTCTTTTAGTTTAGCGAACATCAACCAACAACAAGCTCCAATGGAGCAGATGGATGCTTGGGGTGGTGCTGTAGATTTAGCTGAACAACAACAAAACCTTCCTGATATACCAGAAGTTGGTACTCCAGGTATAGATTACGACATGGGTCATGTTGAGACTATAGGTAGGAGTGTTATGGCTGGGTTTGGAGATATGTTTAATAGTATGGGTGATATGGTTGACTTCTTAAGTTTTACCCCATCATCTATAGTTTCTAAGCATGTTCTTGGTATAGATACTAATAAGCCTATCTCTGATGCGTTCCATAATTTTGGTGACTACCTAGACTCTTATGGTGATACCGTTCCTGGATTAAAAGACATGAGCGAGATTACTTGGGATGATATGTCTGATCCTAAGTTTTGGGAGACTGGAGTTGCTCGTATGCTTCCGTTCGCTTTATCATTAATGATCCCTTCTACTTTGGCTGCCAAAGGAGCGCAAGCTGCTATGGGTAGTATGAACTTCCTTAAATCATCTGCGGCTATTGCTAAGGGTGCATCTTCTGTTGGTATTAGATTATCTCAAGCTGCTGCTACAGGATTAATTAAGAAAGGTATTGCTACTATCGCTGCAGGTTCTACGGCAAACATGCTTGAGGGTGCTGCGCTAGCAGGTGGAGCTATGAATCAAGCCATAGAAGAAGGTGTAGATCCTAGACTAGCTCATGCAGTTGGTCGTAGAGTCTTTGTAGATAACTTAGCTTCAATGGGTGCTGATATTGTTCAGTATGGATTGTTTACAGGTCAAGCAAAGATTGGTTCTGCTATCATGAAGACCGTTCCTGGAGCAGCAAAGACTGCTGGTTTGAAGGCTATGAAAGCTGCTGGTATTGGTCCTGTAGTTAAGCAAGCTTTTAAAGCTATAGGTATGGGTGCTGCCAATGGTATAACTGATGGTGTTGTTGAACAATTCCAAGAGGTTTATCAAGATTGGTCTGTGAACAAGAATATAGCTGAAGCTAAAGGAGAAGACTTCCCTACTTACATGGAGTTCTTTATGGCTGACGAACAGAGACCTACAAGGATTATGTCGTTCGCTACTAGTTTACTTATGTCTGGTGGTAGTAACTTCATGCAGACAGCTACAGAGAACAAGAGAAAACAAAATACAACTAATCAAGAAAACGCAGATGTACATGATCTTATAGGGGTCTTTTCAGATAAGGTAGATCAAGAAAGAACGTACAAAGTAAATAAGAAAGTATTTAAAGGTCTCGATAAGAATGGTGTTGCTATCACAGAGGATGAGGTTATTGAAATCTCTGGTGAGGATATGCAAAATGAGATTCAAGATTCTGCCGCTAGAAAGTTAGCAATGCAAGCTGTAACCAACGGACAAAAAGATTTGGTTATGGAGGCTTTAGCTATGGAGTTAGAGGATGGTAATATAACTCAAGATAGATACGATTCTTACGTTAGTACTATAGCTGAGGTTGAATCTCAGATGTCAAAATACCCTGATGGTTCATTTAATAGAATGGAGAAGGCTAATTTAGTTACTGCTGTATGGGCAAAGACTTCTGTAGATAGATCACTTAAGATAGGTGAGGACGCTAAGAATGCTGAGATTGAGAAGATAAATCTTAATAATATTTTAAGCGAGGAAAATAAGAAGTCTCAGATTGATGCTTTAAATGAGTCGTATAATGAAGGGGCTAAATCAAAACAAGCCGCAGCTGATATAATGAAGGATACGGTTAATAGTATCTATGAGTTTAGTAAGAAAAGGGTTGCTGCTGAGAAGTTTAATAAAACCGACAGACCAAAACTTAATAAACTTGCTGAAAAGGTAAACAACAACGAAGAGTTAACAAAAGAAGAGAACGAATACGTTGCTAGTAATAAAGACTTTAGTGGTCATATTAAGAAAGAGTCTTCTAGATTAAGAAGATCAGAAGCTAACAGTAAAGCTCCGAAAGGATTTGCTTATAGTGAAACTCTTGAAGATGGTACTCTTATATATGAAGAGGCTGTAGCGAAAGGAGAGCCTGGGAAGGTGTTTAAGTTTAAGGCAGACAAGACTACCGAAATAATAAACAACGACCTAGGAGATGCTTTAAATAATATAGATAAAGACATTAAGGATGGTGATGTTGTTGGTGACGCTGTTGGTGATAAAGCAGACACTAAAGACTCTAATGATAAAGACACCGACAAGGTTGATGATAAAGATAAAGTCGATGGCGACGCTAATGATAAAGCTGATGATAAGGTTGACGACAAAGACCCTACTCCTGACAAACCAAAAGTTAACGCAACGCCTAGAGCTGCCGAGGTAGCCGAGGAGGAGGGTGTTGATTTATCTAAGGTTGTTGGTACTGGGACTGGTGGAAAGATACGTGTTGGTGATGTTAGGGCTTATAAATTAAAGAACCCTAACGGTCAATCAAAGCTATTCATGAGACTTGATAGTGCTAAAGTTATGGCTGGATTAGCTCGTGACGCTGCTAAGAGAATCGCAGGGGATACTGCTTCTGATTTATTTGACATAGCGACAAAGTACTTAAATAACAGAGAGCTAAGAAGGTCTCATACTTTAGACTCAAACTCTCACATGGTTCTGTCTGACTATTACAGACGTAAGGTTGTAGATGGAGTTGTGTCTATGGGCTTCATGCCTGAGATATTTACTGCTGCTGGGGTAAGAGCTGCAGGTATGGCATCTGGTTTAGGTATATTCTTAAACACGGAACTATACAACGAGGAAGCTGTATTCCACGAGAACTTCCACATATTTAGAATGCTTTATGGACACCGTCCTGAAGTAATGGAGATGATGAAAAACATCATAGACCAGCCTATATATGAAGAAATAAAACTTAAGTATTCTAACTTATTGTTAGTACAGTCTAGCGGTGATGCTCTAAATCTTACCCTAGCGTTAAAACACGCTTCTAGATTAAATAAGGGTGTTATTACAAACATTAGAGACTTCGTAGCAAAGAACGGAGGTAGCATGGAGTCTGAGCAGACTATGAAAGATTTCTTAGCGTATGCTATGGAACAAGTAGAAGCTATCGGATATAAGGCATTAGAATCTAAAGATCAAACAGGAATTCAAGATGAAGCTCTTACTCACTTAGCTGGTAAGTATGGTGCCCTTAATCCTGATCTGTTCTTTAGCGACAAGAAGAAAGCCGACACCCATAAGGAAACTTTTGGTAAGTGGTTAGGATTTATTAAAGAGAACTCTACAATAGAAGAGTCTGAAGCTTTGTTTGAAGAAGCTACTGAAGGTCTTTATAAGAAGACTAATGATTTCTCTTTCTTTGAGAAATTCTCTAAGGTAAAAGAAATTATAGAAAATAATCAAGCTGATTACTCTGGGCTTAGTAAAAACTCCCCATCTCAGTCTAAGTATATGACTGCCGAAAGAAAGGCAATCAACGATAGTATAAGAGTTAGTTTAGATAGTAAGCTTAACGTAGCTTACGAAATGGCTGTAGCTTTCCATGATGAAATACTTGGAGAGGCTAAGAAATCTTCTGAGGATTTAGGAACTAAAGAACTTATAAAGGCTGTAAAAGAAAGAAGAATCTTTCAAGACCAAACTCAAGAGGCATTTATTTCATTCGCTAGAGCCGTCCTTTCAGAGATAGCTAAAGATCCTGCTCACGGAAAGAACTCTGAGAAGTACGATAAAACATTCAAGATATTGAATGCTAACAAGCACGGAATAATGAACACCATAAAGACTATGTTCTTGTCTGGTTTAAATGTTCAAGAACAGAAAGCTTTAAAGGGTGAGGAATCAGCAGCAAGTGAAGATGTAGAATCTGAAGACGGAGCATTCGCTGCCGTTATAGATGGTGGTAGTTTAAGATTATCTAGTAAGTTTGGGGGTATTATAAAGAACTTCCTTACTTCAGGTAGAGCTGTAAACGGAGAACTAGGAGCTACTAAGAACAACGTATTGAAGCAGATCATAATGGACATAAATTCTGTGTCTAACCCTGAAGAAATGCAAGCATTAGTAGAGGCTAGAATTGGTTTATTGAAAGGAAACCCAGATAGCTTAACATTCAACGAAGCTATAGCTGCGGAGTTCTATACATACCTAGATGAGACGCAAGATATAGTTCCAGGAGAATCTATTAAGAGTGCTTATCATGAGCTTTCTGGATTTAAGATAGATAAGCCTTTCGTGTTTGTTGTAGGTGGGTCTAAAGACTTACTATCTAACACTGACAGGAACTACCAAAAGAGAGCTCTAGACTTTATTAAGTTTGATAAGACTGACTTGATTGGAATAACTGGAGGTAAGCCTCTGTCTTTGAGTGCTATAAGGGCTCAGGTAGCAAAGAAAATTCATGTATTAAAAAGGTTTGAGAATGCTGACGTGTCTCAGTTCTCTGTAGTTGATGCTTTCAATAAGAGGATAGAATTCTCTGCAGCCTTATACGGTTTGATGTCTAAAGAAAATGTAACCAAAAGCGATGTAGCTGCGTTTATTAAAAGACACATACTACCTGAAGGTACTGGTGTTGATGTGTCTTTAAATGAGATTGAAGCTCTTATGATTTTTGATGAGGTTTCTGGACAGAGTTTAAGCATTGGAGCTTACTTTAGTCAAGAGCGTATCAGTGAAATGTTCTACGACTCTTTATCTTTAAGGACTAGTAGGAATAAGGATAACAAAGTGGAGTTTGGTTATGAGGCAGCTCAAGATATTATTATAGGAGAGGTTATTAATCCTATGAAAAAGATCACAGGAGACCTTGATAAAAGCGTTGTTAGAGAATTAATAAAAAGATGGAAAGCTTCTCACGATTCAACAGAATCAGTTAGAGGTTCTATAAGTGTGTATAAAACATCACACGAAAACAAGGGTAGTATTATAGAAGGGGTAGCTGGTAGTATGGATAACATGCAAGGTGTTAATGACATCTTTAAAGCTGTTGTTACTTCTTACATAGTTTCATCTCAACAGAACCCTGCTGGACAGGTTAGAATGCCTGAAGGCGATCAAGTGTCTGTACTCGTAAAGAAGTCGGCTCTTGATTACAATGTAGAGTCGTTAGAGAAATTAAAGAAGGATGACCTTCCAAGATTTAAAAAGCTTTATGGAACTAACCGATATGCCCTTAAAATGGCGGAAGGTAATTGGAAGCTTAATTATAACATACTTGCTGGATTCGATGGAGAGAATTCTATAGATTCAAAGAACATGACAGGAACTCAGGTAATGTATTCTGACCTTAGAATGATTCTTTCAGCTTTAGAAACTGGTTCAGATTCTTACAAGCAAAATATAGGAGATCACTCTGATAAAACAAGAAGATATTACGCTGATGTAGACGCTCTAGGAGCTAGTATTTCTTTTAATGAGTTCTTAGGAAAGACAGACCATAACGATGTTACTGTCGAATCATTAGAGGAATATGTTAAGGATTACGCTCCAGGTCTTTATAAAGAACTTGAAGCTATAAAATCTAAGCAAGTTGCGGAGATGAAGTCTCTAATCAACAAACATAATGATGGTGTTGATAATTTCGATCTTCATTTAGTTATGTCCCCTAGCGTTATCAAGAGTCTTAGAGATTCTGGGAAGGATATAAAGACTACAGACAACGAAGGAGCTGTAGAAGAAGGTGAAGGTGAATTAGATTTAGCTGGAGATGAAGTACTTAAAGGTTCTTTCAGTGTAGAATCTATGATGGAAGGCGCTGAAAGAACGCATGAAAAGTTAGGTTCTAATATGGCTGATGTTGTTGTTGCTGGTCTTAATTATGCAGTAAACAAGTATTACCTACAAGACCTTACGGGTGTAGTATCTCAAGACGCTTCATTTACTATGAAGAATAAGAGAGCTACATTACTGATAGCACCTCAAGTGTCTGCATTTCCAGAACACAGAATGGATGTTATTATGTTTAACGATGTAAAGTTACTAACTCTAGATGGTCTTTCTACTATAAAAACTATAGACGGAACAGTTGTAGAGGTTACTGCTGATTTACTAGATTCAGCTTCTTACGTTACGCAAGATATGGCTGACGAGATAACTAACGCATACGGGAATACCGTAGACGTAACGGGATCGTTTAAGTTTGTTGGTGCAGGGCAGAACACAGACAATGCTGCTATATCATCTTCATTCGGATCTGAACGAAGTAAGTTCTACTTTAAAGGTCATACTGTAGTATTAGATGAATCATCTATAGGAACTCCACTAGAAGGAGTGTACAAAGCCTTACTAGCAAGAGAAAGGTTATTTAAATCTAAAGGAATTAAAGCTAAGGTTATAGCCTATGCTGATTCTGGTGTTAAGAAAGGTCACATTAAGGGAATCAACTCTAAGAGTCTTGCTGAATGGGATGCCATGAAGGACGATGACGTTGCTATCAATGAGTTTCAAGATAGCTGGTCTTACGACTTGAAGAAAGATACTTACGGATATGATGGTAAATACTTCGGTGTTCAAAATGAACTAGATAAGAATGCAACTAGTGCGACTGTAGCTAAACAAGCTGTATCCGCAACTAATATATTCGCTGATCATGAGAATACTGAACTTGCTGCGATGTCTCAAGACTTCTTGTCTTTATATGCTCAAGCCTTAGACCAACAATATCAAGAAGGTTCTGGAGGTAAGACGATAGAAGAGTCTGGTTTAGAGAGCGCTAGTTCGGGATCTACATTCCCTACCATGACTAGAGCTATGAATGAATTAGCGACCTCGCTTCCATTCGTTACAGATTCTTTAAGTAAGACCGCTACAGCTAAAGTTAAGAAAGACGCTCACAGACTTAGAACTACAGGTTCTTTATCTCTTCAAATATCAGATGCCTTATATGGCTATGAGTTTGATGGAGATAATGTAATAGAGACTGACAAATCTTTAAAACCTATTAGAATAGAGAACGGTAAAGTACTTCCTGCTGAGGTTGCTATATCTAGTCACATGGCTAGTATGCTTGGCGTTACAGAGAAGGAGCTTGAAGGAGGTAAAGAAGTTTTCTTCTTTGCTACTAGAATACCAGCTTCATCTGTAGGTTCTACTATATTATTAAAGGTTGCTAGAATATCCCCAACTCAAGGTAACACTATAGCTATAAACGCTAAGATGTCTGCCATAATGGGGGCTGATTTAGATGGTGATATGCTTCACCTTAACGCTTGGACTAAGAAGCCTAAAGCTGGTTCTGTTGATGCAATCAAGAACAAGATGCTTGACAAGCTTAAGCAAATGCACGAACACCCAGAGGTGTTTAAGACATTAATTAAAGAGCTTGAATTTAAGACAGTAACTAAAGCCACCAACCTAGCCTTATATGGTAACGAGAAAGGTTCTACTGCAGTATACAATGACTTCAATGTATTTGATACTGCTGAGATGTACGAACAAACTAAGGGTAACGCTCCTATGATTGGTCTTATAGCTTCCACTTCTAATCAATTCAACTACCTAGCTCAAGGAAGTCCTTCTGTTAATTATGGAGGATTACCTTTAGTGTTAGTTAAAGGAAGAGAAGAGAAATCTGAAAGATATGATAGGTTAGATTCTAAACTATCCGAAGACGGGGGAGGTACTTACTACGCTTACGCTAACTACTTGAACCTTATCTTAGATGATGGGAAGTATGGTAACAGAGCTAAGTTTGGATTCAATAAAGGTAGTGGTGCTTCTTTTGGTTTAATGATAAAGATGGGTATTCATCCAAAGGATATTGCATTATTAATGACGAAAGGTAAGTTAGGTGAGTTACTTAGCATGGATAAGTTACAAGACTACGCTAGAGAGCAACTTGGTGTAGAGAAAAGCTTAGCTGGTCATATAAAAACTAACTTCCTAAGTAAAGGAATAGATATAGAGGCTATTATAAAAGGAGACTTAGAGTCTGCTATAGCTTTAGCTGTTGTGTTAAAGAGCATATCTAACGATATGTATAGTCTAGGTTCTTATGTTGGGCTTGATAGTAATCTACCTGAGTCTCTAGTAGAGGTTAAGGAAAGAATAAGAGCAGGTAAGAAAGCTTTAGCTAACCAACCTGAGATAGCTCAGAATGCATTCACAAACAACCCACTAATACTTAGTAAGGTTAAATTCTTATCTGACTATGCGGTGAAGTTAGCGTCTGAAGATGTTACAATATCTAACGGCTATAGTGATACTGTAGGTGAGTACATGTTACCTGTAGATGAGAATGACTTTGATTCTGTTCAGTTTACTGACGCAGCTAAATTACTTAAAGCCCTTAACTTATCTAGGGTTGCCGCAGAAATGCCTATCAGTATTCGTGATATGTTATTTGAGTCAGCGGTATCTGGAGTTTCTAAGACAGCTAATAACGTAGAGTCTAAGAACTTCCTATCTATATTAAATAAACTAGACAATCAAGATTCTTATTCTGGTGTTACTCAGTTAATAGCTAACTACATCAAGAATAACGAAGACTTTGATAATAACTTATTCATACAACATTTAAGTATGAGAAACTCTACCAGGTTCTTTACAGGAGGTACTGATATTATTCAGGATTCGTCTGTTGTAGAGTTCGGAATGGATAGAGAGATGTTGTTTGAACTACAAGAGGTTGAACAGATAGAAGCTTTAGGTAAGGACTTTGAGAAGTTGCCTTCATGGCTTAAGGATTGGTTTATAGCTAATGACTTTATAGTTTCTGGTTGGGGTTCTAACGAGAAGCAGTCACTACTACCTTACATGGATAGTGCTTCTATATCGAAAGTGAATGGATACTTTAAGTCTGCGTTCTCAAACGGTAAAGATTTCATAGAACAAACAAACGAAAAAACATCTAATGGCGCTGGAGTTTTAAGCATCAATGAATTGATTGGTGTTGATAGTTCTTCAGGTCATGAGGAAGCTTCTTTCTCTTTAGCTAAGTTAGTTTACGCTGCTCTTCACGGAGCTAAAGGTCTTAACGCTCACGAGCAAACTCACGAAAACGTTAATTCATTTTCTACTAGCTCTCAAATGGAAAACGATACTACTCTTGTTTTTGATGAGCAATTTAGAGAGTTAGGTATGTTGTCTGTAGTTTCTAAACTATCTGACCAACATTCAGAAAACTCTAGAGATGATGTTAAGTACTTAGCTATATACGGAAACGGTATAGACATGACTCAAGGTCTTAGAGTTACATTAAGTAAAGACGCTTACCTTAACGAGAAGCTTCCTTCTGGAGTTTCTATAGATTCTTTTGATGATGAAGGTAGAGCTAAATGGGATGAGAAGTACTCTAACTACTTAAGGTCTTTGGATATAGTCAACGAGAAGTTGGATCACTTAAATGAAGCTAACATAGAAGACCACGACTACACAATGAACAGGTCTGCTTCTGATAAGAGGTTTGATTACGTATCTAATTTATTCGCCAACATACAGAATGAATTATCTTATGAGACTGTAGGATTAACTAAAGAACACTTAGATGAGTTAGCTACCACTCCACTTAGACGATATGTAGAATACAACTATGGATTACATATATCTAATAAGCAAATCAAGGATTGGGAGTTAGATCAAGGTAAGAGTTTCGTAGAAGAGATTACAATTAAAGGATTAAATAAAGATATATCTACATTGGATTTATGGATGTCTCCAGGGGATTACGGTAAGAACAAACCAACCATGGCTTACATTAATAAAGAAATGAAGATGGAGCATATGGACTTCACTAGAAACCTTCACCTTGTAACTAAGGAAATGAATAAGAGGTTAGATGCTTTATATAAAAGTAAAGCTACTGAGACTGGTTTCTTAGGAACTAAAGCTGGTCGTATATTTAATCAGTATTTCGCAGTAGGTAATAGAAAGGTGTCTGAGATACTATACGAAAACCTATTCGTAAGCGAGCACGCAACAAGAAGAAAGGTAGATACGAAAACGAACAAAGTTACTTATACAGATGCTAGTTCATTACGACTTAATCCTTTATTCTTTAAGAGCGCTAGCATCGTAGGAGATCAAAGTGTTATAGATTCAGATTCTCAAGCGTTTAAAGACTTATCCGTAGCAGAACAAGAGTACTTAAAGATGTACGTTAAGTACACTTCATTCTATAGAAACTTAATACACGCTAAGGGATTACTTAAAGGTGGCTCTGATAGAGGTACTAGTTATATTCCAGCATCTACTTCATCTAAGTTTGAAACGATGAGTAGAAGAGGTTTATTTGGATTGTACTACCAAATGCACAGAGGAGACGAAACTCTTTATGATGTAGTAATTGAGGCTGTAAATCCTTTAACTGGAGACCTTGAGAAGTTAGATTACTTTAGTTGGAAAGCTTTATATATGCACTCTCCTGAAGATGCTTTATTTACTACAGACTCAGACAACTTAAGAGTTGACTTAGGTCACGGTAATACATTGTCTGGAGCTCAAAGAATTAAAGCGTTCAGAGATATTACAGCTAAGGCTAAGAAGTTAATGACTAAAGGTAAGGATGATGGTGGTAACACTGTTAGTATATCTTCTCCTATTAATGATGTTCTAGGTAATGAGGAATTTGTAAACAGATTTACATCTCACAGATCATCAAAGGCTGGGTACTTAGCGACTCACAACCTTCACCAGTCACTTAGGTCTTACATACAAACGTTCATGTTCCAACATGGTAACGCTTACTTAGATGTTAAAGCGAATAAAATTAAGAAGCTTTCTTGGAATATAGATGATAATAAAGATGAGTTTGGTGTTGAGTCTATGACTCTTCAGGACGCTACTAAAAACAAGTTTATATTTAAAGGATTTGATAGTAAGAACCTTATGGTTGATGCTGCTATGTCTCAACTTAGGTTGAGTGGTAGCGAGAATGCTTTAAAGTATATGGACAAAGTTGTTAAGGGTGGTTTAATTAATAAGCAGAGAGGTTTGTCTTTTAGTGAGTCAAAGAACGAAGCTAGTATAATTAAGTTCTTTACTAACTGGACTATGTATATAGCTTTAGGTTTCAACTTCCCAGCAGCTGTTGGTAACGTCTTGATAGGTAAGTACAATACTTACAGAGCTCAAGGTGGTGCTGGAGTTATTACTGGAGAGAAAAGATACTTAGGTATAGGTTCTAACGGTATGTTCGACAAGAGCATTATGAAGAAATCTAGATTGATGATTGAAGAATTTGGTATCTTAACTTACCGAGCTGAAGAGATTGCTGAAGGTACTAGTGGTTCTGCCATTGATGCTTTAATTTTCTCTCCTATGGTACTTGCAGAGAACTGGATTCAACAAGCAGCATTCTTAGGCTCTTTAACTCAAGAGCAGTGGGATAGCTATGAGGTTCACGAAGGTGAGCTTATGTTTAAGGGAGACATCAAGAAAGAAGATGGTACTCTTAAATATCCTGACGCAAAGAGAGAGTCTCAGCTTTCTAAGATTGAAATAGCAAAACTAGAGAGAGATGTAATCAACCTTCAAGGTAGAGGTTACTCAGAGACTGATCAGAGATTCATTCAGATATATGCTCTTAGTAATTCATTCATGCAATTCAAGAGGTGGTTCCCTACGTTCTTAGCTGATAGATTTAAATCAGAACACATAGATGACTTAGGTACTATGAGAATAGGTTCAGTGAAAGCTGCTTCTGACTTTATTTCAGAGATGAGAGCTAATGATATTCCTGTAACGGAATGGAGAGAGCACCTTAAAGATAAGCCTAAACACCTTAAAGATGGTGTTAGTAGATTATGGAGAGGTACTAAAGGTATCGCTATGCTGTCTATGATTCTATTAGCTATCTCTCATAATAGAGACGATGATGCGCCAGAGGATGAGACTTTAAAATTAATGGAGAAACTACTTGGTGATATGCTATTAGTCTTTAACGTTCCTAAGCTTACTTACATGGCTAACATACCAGCCTTAAGTACTGCAGATAACTTAGCTAAGACAGTGTATCATCTTATCGCTCAAACTGAGTACAAACGTAAAAGTAAGTACGGAGATAAGGGAGATAAGAGATTTGTTTCTAACTTCGCTCAACTACTACCTTCTTCATCTAGATTCGTTCTAGAGGAGAATGGTAAGAAGAGTAAGAAAAGATCTATACGATAATTAATGTATATTTGTATTAAACTAAACTAAGATGGCAAGCACACTAAATACAGACGTTGCAGCAGAGGTAAATATCACAGCAAGAAGGAATGATACCTTTAAGTTGTTGTTAGAAGTTAAGGATTCATCAGGTAATACTATGGATTTAAATAACGACAACGCAGCAACAGGCCTCCCTGAATACCAAGGCAAGATGACTATAATGTCTCAAGGAGGCGAAGAGGTTCTTAGTATTTTTAGCCATACTTGGAGTGATTTAGGGGAGAGTGGTAGCTTGTATACTACAGCACACCCTAAAGATAGGGTTGCAACATCCACTGCTGCAGGGTTTTACACAGGAGCTGACAGCATAATTAAGGCTGGTATTAATCTTTCTGCTCAGACTGGTGTTGCGGGAGAGAAGGTTGTTGTTATCGTGCCTTACAACTATATGGCTTTTCAGTCTGGGGTTTATAAGTATGACTTACAGATAAGATACAACCCTACAGCAACTAATGACTTAGAATACATAACTTGGTTATACGGAACGTTTACTTTAAAAGCTGATATTACTCAATCTTAATGGCTGAAAATATAAGCATATCAATATCGCAACCTGAGTCAATGACCATTAATGGTTATCCTGACGGGTTTGCAATAATACCAACGGCAGGGCATACGACGTTCTTCAACCCCGAGCCAAGTAATAACTATGCTTTCTCGACTACGGATCCTGAAATTTTAAACGTAACTAATAGCGTTTCAAGTTTTAGTGTTGGTAGTTTTGATATATCTGGAGCTATGAACGTTACTTTAGGGACTTTACCTTATAGTACTTTAGCTTCAGAGTTAGATGGGTTTAAATATAAGTTTGATAACTTTGTTATGACTGAGAGTGATGTAGCTTTATTTTCTGTTGGTGATATAGTTTACTTTAAAGATCAAATTGATTATAATACATACAACACAAAACTTAAGAAAGCTCTAACATCTGAAATAGATGGAGCTAGGTCTGGTCTTTTGATCTTTCTAGGTTACTCTGCTAGCAACAGCCTTATGGTGATGTCTAAGGGGTACTTTGATTATGAGCAAGAAGATGACAGATGCGTTAACTGGTCTTCAGGAAGGACTATATATTTAAATGACTTAAGTAATATTGATATAACCCCTTCTAGTTTAAGTACTTACTGGGTTAAGTCTTTAGGAACATGCATACCTAACACAGCTAATAAAAACAGAATCTGGTTTGACCCCGATTCTACATACTTAAAAATAAGATAAAATGGCAAAGTACCCTAGATTATTCGGAAACGATACGGAGGAATACAACATACACGGATCTAATGGGCTCCCGTTAGCGACTGAAGATGCGGTGTTCGATGTTTATGTATATACTAACGCAGGGCTTGAGGATAACACTCAAAGAGCTAGTGCTGTAGTTGTAATAAAGAACGAGCAGATTGCTGGAACAGTAACATCACTTACGGTTAATACGATTGCCTTACACACTACTTCTAGTGGTTCTGTATCGTATACAGGTAGTAATGTATCATTAAACCCTATGATTTCTGGAGTCCCTTTTATAGGTTCTGAGGAGTCTTACGAAGGAGCTACGGGAAATAAGATAATAGCTAAAGATGCTAATAATAAACCTGGAGTTTCTGCAGATACGGATAATGGTTTAGAGGTAGGTCAAATAAAAATAGCCTCTACCTTTACTTCTGGGGTTCCTGATCCTGGTTCTGAAATATCATCAACCGATATAGACCCAGATTTAGCTGCGGGTACTTACAGATCAATCTTAGTCCATAACCCAGAGGATCTAACTATCAACCAGGGACTGGATAATCCTATACCTTCAGACTCTTACGCGTCTTTCGTTGTTGGATTCCATCCCACCGAAGACATCCCAAACAATACTACAGAGTGTTACCTAAAGATACAAACCAACGTAGGGAATATATCATACCCTTTGGTTGTTAATTCGTTTAACGAAATAATAATGGTGGCTAAAAAGGGCTCAAGCTCTTATGGTGGTACTCAAGATTTAGACCTAACTATAGGTTCTTCAATAACTTACGATGATGGTACTGTTCATTTAGGTTACCACCCTAGAACTAATAACACAACTAAACTTCAAGATGATCTTCTTGCTGACGGAATAAAGATTGTAGACATATCTCCTAACGCAACTGATGCTTCGTATAAATGGATTAATAGTGCGTCAAATGCAACATCTATAACTGGAGACGGAACCACTCTTAGCCTACCAACTAACCACACTTCAGGTAGTTTTGATCACTTCTATAATGACGCTTTCGCTTCTATAAACAACTACTACACTGACGAGACATACTTTGACACTTTAGCTCTTAGTGGAACTACTTCTGTGGCAGACGGAGCTACACTTTATAATGTAGCTGGTAACGCTCCTTTATTTCAATTCTTTGACACCGTGCACGCTGACACCTCTATAATAGATGGTACACATGGTGGTGGCTATACCACTAATTATACTTTAGGGGATTTCGCTAAAGCCTTAACGTTTAGAGTCAACTACCACTCTGTACAATACAATAACACCAGCTCTGCTAGCGCTGCCTTTCCTGATGACGGCGATGGATTTAACAGCCAATTCTTTAAGTATGCTGTAACTTATGGTGTGTATCAAAAAGTTACAATACCTAGCGGTCAGGCTTCTGGTCAGCAAAACGAAATAGACGCTTCCACTGAAGCTGTTAGTCCTTTCAATAAAAAGTACGACGTAACTAGCGCTGCTTCAGGACCTAACGGTAATATAGCTCAGACTGGAAGTCGATACGACATGTCTCACGATGTTAGGTGGAATAACTTTGCGGGGCTTGATGTTAATGGCAAGTATAGTTTAGCTGACTTTACCTTCAGTACGAACACAAACAACTTTAAATACTTAGGAACAAACACAAATAACTGTGTACCTACTAGCTTTACTATTGGGGTTACAACCTCTACTACAGGTACGTTTAATCACTTTGGTTGGAATGATCCTTCTGTTGAGTATAGAGACGTAACTATACTATCTCCATTCTTATTTACACTTACTCCATCTGTTTATTTTGGTTCTAGTTTTGTTTTGGAATTTGAAAGTGAGGTAGGTACTAGTTACTTAATGAATCCTATAACTAAGTCAGGAGGAACGGTAGAAGCTTCTTTAGTCCCTAACCCAACAGATGCAGTATGGAATTTTGCTGATGGCGCTGAATACCCAGGCCTTCATGGTGATAATAATATATCTTACAAAACAAGATTCTATCCTAGAAGTCCTTACTTAAAGATAGGTATGCTTACCGAAACTAGTAGGTTTGATCATGATAGCGCGTCTCCAGGTTACCCTTCTGGTACTGGTCTTTTATCTAACTCTGTTTCAACCACAAACGTAATTGATGTTACTACATGGTATAACGACTCAAGTCAGGTTATAAATAACACTACAGCTGCATTTGGCACAAACCAACCTTCTAATAAGATGTATAGTGGGTTTGGTGGGGTTGTGTTTGATAACAATACGTTCGCTACCAACCTACAATGCCTTATAGCTGATGCTAGCTATAATCAAAATAAGGTAGGTATAAAGGACAAGACTGGCTCTAGTATAAAAGAGTTTTTCCCTTTTAATAAAACTTTAAATTGCCCTATACCTATCAAGCATCCTAGTACTGATAAGTACACGTCGTTCCAATCTTTCCTTCCATTCAACGAAGGGGATAGTAACATATACCTACACAGTATAGACGTACTTACTGGTGCTGATGGCGTTGGTACTGATCAATTATTAGACTTCGACGTAAGTGCTGCTGCTGTTAACCTTGCAGGAACAGCCACTTATGGTTACAAGCCAGGATTTAATACAAATAACGCTAATGCTGGTTCAAGTAATGATCCTGTTCTTTCTTTCTTAGTTGAAGGTATGGATACTACATTCCAGAGTAGTGAAAGAAAGTACCACAACACATCTGGTTCGTTTACAAATGGTAATCCAGCTAAATTTTATAGAGATAATGCTGCTGGCTCAGCTTATTATCCACCTAAATTCATGCAAGGATATGATAATATTGATTCTGATATTAATGATTATTTGTATTCTGTAAATGAAACTGGAATTGAGGATGAAATGGACTGTAATAAGATAGCAAAATGGATTCCTGCTTCAGGAATTTCATGGCCTGAAGCTTCTTCTAGTGCTGCTGGAGCTGCTGCCCCTAAAGGTAACCTTCCAATCCATTTAAGAATGGAGGTCGATGCTAAAGGAACGACTATTGATTTTGGTGAATACTACACTACGCTTAAGATAAGATACTTTAAGCATGATTACTTCTCAATGAAGAAGGCTAGTGCTGTCACATCTGCTAATACTACAGCTACAGATTTCAGGATACATGAGATGAGAGTTGTTGTAAAAATGAATCTACAACCTACTCCTTTATTAGTTGTAGCAGATGCTGAAGGTCAAGAGTTTACAAGCGCTGCGGAAATAAACTTAGGTAACGTAAATATAGGTTAATGCCTTACCCTACCTCTTTCGATGTAAGTTCATCAGACCATGGAATGCCCTTCACCCTACCAGGTAAGGGCATTCGTCTGGTGGTTAAAAATAGAGGTACTCTAGGTTTTTTAACCGTTAAATCGGGAGAGTTAATTAATAGTAACTTACCTTATAATCAATCGGATCAAGACGAAGGGTCTCTGCATCTTCCGTTTTACATGTTCTCCGTAGATCAGGATTACTCCAATACTGTAAACTCTCAATACAAAGACTGGAACCTGTTCACTTACGCATCTAATGTGGCTTCATTGAATATAGATGTACAGACTTATGTTTATAATTCTTCATTTACTCATAAATTTAACCTTTCGGCTCACGAGTTAAGTGGAGAGGAGCTTGTTTTTTACGTGTATTTCTTTCCTTATTACTTAGGGGAATATAGCGCTGAGCTAAAGGTTATGTGGAATGATAACGTATCTTACGGAGATAAAGAATATACCTTAAACTTTACAGGCTCTATGCTTGGTAGGGTTTCTGAAATAGATCAGACAGAATATCCAGAGGTGGTTTTCGAGGTAGACCAAACTTATGGGGGTAACTTTTTTGAAATAGAAGGATAGATGCCAAACGCAATACTTAAAGTATCAGATTTAGATGGAGCCGACTACCCTAGTGGGTTGGATTTATCAGTTAACATGTTTTCTCAAGACATTGAAATGAGTACCTTAGAAGCTTCTCAAACCCTGTCAATACCTGCTGGTTGGAGTATTATAGGTATATATATAGATGCTCAGCTTAGTTATGCGGACAACTTCGGGACCTTTGCTTCAAGCGCTGGTATATCAACCATGCTTAGTGAGCTAAATGTAGACGGTAATTTAATTATAGCAAAGGATAATTTTGGTGCAGCCTACTTACCTGAATGGAATTTTGATGGTATTGGTGATATGGTAAATGGTCAAGGGTATCAAATAAAACTAAACAACCCTCAAACTATTACAATAACAGGTAGACCTATAACAACTTCTACTATTATATCCCTAGGTACTATTACCTCTTTTGGTATGGAGGAGTTTGACTTACTTAATGGTTGGAACATCATTACACCCCCTTATGATTTAGGTAATGGTAGTTTTGATATAGCTACTTTTTTTGAGTCTGCATTGTCGGACTTCCCAGGACCTGTAAGTGATTATGTTACCATATTTAAAGATTATCTAGGCTCTGCGTACTTACCTGAATGGAGTTTTAATGGGATAGGAAATATGTATTCTGGTCAAGCTTATCAGTTAAAAACAACTCAAGCCTTTACTTTAAATTTTAGTGGAGATTCAACTTAATTGATATGGCAAGTAAACGAGTTAAAGGATTCTTACCACGAGGAGGGTTCTCTTTCAAACAATCTAACAGTGCCTACAAAAAGCAAGGCATTAGCAACAAACGCCTAATAAATAAAACTAAGGATGACAAAGAGACTCAGGTAGTAATTGCTGCTACTGGTAGTAGCTTTAATGTTGTATTCACTAGGGGTTCTATTGAAGATTTCTTATTAGAATTAGGGGATAGCGCTTACATAAGAGAAGAGAAGGAGAAGTTAGAGATTGAACTAAAGGAGAAGTACTCAAAGAGTACTATGATTAAGAACGCTATAATCTCACCTCCATCTATTGGATTTTCGCCTTTACCTGATTTATTAAACTCTACTTTAGGTGGTGTAATTAAGCCCAATGAAGACTACGTAAAAGACTGGACTGAAGGTGTTAATTATATACTTTCCAGGATTTATATATCTTTTGAATTAAAAGACCTTTCTGGAAACTTGTTTGGATTATCATCTAAAAGACCTAGATTTATATATGAGGGTCATACTAATGATGTTGCTTCAGCTCAAATGGATGACTCTTTAATCTTAGGTAAGGATGGGTTCTACACTAATGATGAAGTTTATTTAACCTTTATAGAGTCAACTCCTATAAGCGACAGAACACATAAATGCACATATAATAGCGCTTTATTTCAAGCTACAACTGAAAGCATTTTCACTATAACAACCATTAAGTATGCAGGTAATTCTGCGTACTCTTAACTTGACTACATGATAATAACAACTAAAAATATTACTGTATCTTTGGCTTACAGCCTAGTCAATAAAGCTGTAACATCAAAACCTAAAGTTAAAGTCACGGTATCTAAAACAATTTAAAATGGCTAAAATATCTGCAGACATAGCAAAGACAGTAGACCTTACTGTACGAAGGGGTGACTCATTCTACTTAAAAATCGTCTTAACAAACGATGATGGAACTGCTTACGACATAATGGAGGTTGTAGATAATATTAACTACCAGGCTGACTTAAAGGTTTACAATAACGATGAGTTAGTTTTAGGATTTTCTTCTGCTGCTGATCAAGCTACTCCAATTATTAGTAGTTCTATTTCCGTTACAGGAAGTACAGCTACCCTTGTTGTGTCTACTTCATCTACCAATATGGGACTATACACTGGAACGTATAAATACAAACTATATGTTAGTAGTGATACTGACAGCGAGACTAACACAGTTTTAGTTGGTAAGTTTAAGGTTGTAGATATATAATGGCTAACACAGATGTAAATATATCGTTACAAGCTAAAACCAACGCTACCATAAATCTAACAACTTTAGATGGCGGTATAGTTAGTGGCGCTTCAACCGTAACTCCTTTAATCTCCTTTATAGCTACAGGTCCTCAAGGACCTTCAGGCCCTCAAGGTATTGATGGGGTTGCTGCTATTTCAGTAGGGTCTATAACATCTGACCATTTAGGTGTAGACTCTGTAGGTTCTAGCGAAATAATAGACGAATCTGTTAGATATGAAGAATTAGCTGTAGCTTCCGTTAGAGGTAATAGAATTATGCCTGGAGCTATAACAACAGTTAGGTTAGCTAATGAGTCTGTGACTCAGGTTAAGTTGGCTGACAACTCTGTAGGCGCTGCTCAAATAATAAACGGTACTATAACTCAAGAGCTATTACAAGACCTTGCTGTTCATGGAGATAAGTTAGATGACTTGTCCGTTACTGCTGGTAAATTACAGGATTTATCTATCATTACCACTAAGATTAGGGATAGAAATGTTACTGGAGCTAAGATTGTATCTAATCCAGATCTTGATGGTGAGGTTAAAGCTAATAACTTAAAACTTAAAGGCTCTTCTCCTGCTACTATTACAGGTCCAGATGCTTTCTCTTTACAATTAAAAACAAATACTACCTTAGATGTTCTAGATACTTCAGGAGTAACTAAAGCTTCTATAGATCAAAGCGGTAACTTAACTATTGAAGGTACTGTAGACGGAAGGGATGTTGCAGTTGATGGAGCGAAGCTTGATACTATATCAGCTAACGATGCTATAGATTGGACTACAGACCAGGTAGCTACAAACATACATTCAGGTAATTACACAGATACAGATACAGTATACGCACACCCTACCAACCACGCTATCTCAGTTACGACTGGACTACAAGCTGCGCTCGATTCTAAAGTAGATGACAGCCAAGTACTTACGGATGTACCTTCAGGTGCATTATTTACAGACACAGACACTGTATATACCCACCCTACAAATCATGCAATTTCTGTTACAACAGGACTTCAGGCAGCGTTGGATGGGAAAGTAGACGATAGTCAAATACTTACGGACGTTCCTAGTGGAGCCCTCTTTACAGACACCGATACAGTGTATACACACCCCGCTAATCATGCTATCTCAGTAATCACTGGGTTGCAATCTGCATTAGATGGTAAGGTTGATGACAGTCAGGTTCTTACAGACGTGCCTAGTGGTGCTTTATTCACCGATACAGACACTATATACTCTCACCCATCCAATCATGCTATTTCTGTAACTACAGGGCTACAATCAGCTCTAGACGGAAAGGTAGATGACGGGCAAGTATTAACAGATGTACCTTCGGGAGCTCTGTTTACTGATACGAATACTGTATATGACGATACGACTATACAAGCAGAGGTTGATTTAAACACAGCCAAAACTTCTAACATAGTACAGACCACTATAACAGGTAACGCTGGAACGGCTACAGCATTAACTAGTGGTAGTAAGACTATAGCTGGAACTCTAGACCTTTCAGGAGCTACTGATAAGTTTGTAATTAACAATACTGAAGTAGCTCAAGTAGCTTCTGGGGTTGTAACTATAGGTCAAACGAATAGGGTTTTAAAGCTAGACTCCTCAGAAACGCAAATACTTTCATCTACAGGGATACAATTAGGCCACGCAACTGACACTACTATTGCTAGGGTTTCAGCAGGGGTTGTATCAATAGAAGGTGTTAACATACAGAAAGAAAATGCTCACCATCACTTTATACATGCAGGTTTCTTTATGAGTTATCCATACTCAAGATACATACCCTTAAATGGTAGTTTGAATGAGCAGAATACCGCAACATCATCTCCAGAGTATGTAAACTTCACATTTCCGTATGACGGGTTTGTAAAGAAAATGATTCTTAGGACTGAGACAGATATGGGAAGTACTAACTTAAAGCTATACAAAGGAGCTAGTGGCTCTACTGTTACTACTGCATTAGGAAATCTTAGTGCTACCGTAGATGCTAACGATGCAATTACTTTTGATTTTACTTCAGTAAGTAATGCTTATAGTAAAGGCGACACCATGGCTATAAAGATAGATCCTACAGATGATCCTGACGGAGGGCAAAATATTACTATTGAATTGGTGTTTGATTTAACGACATAAGATATGAGCTTAGATACTAGAAAATTTGTAGCAATACACGACAAGACTGGAGACGCTAAAGAGAAACTTAAGGTTGAGTTTGATACAGGACACATGAGCAGGATTGCTAATGACCCTGATAAAGAACCTATGGTTGCTAGTATAATATATCAAATAGGTTTACTACAAGAAGATATAGACGAACTCCGCAGATACTTAACAGCAGAAGTTGGTGATGGAGCTAAAGGTGATGCAGGAAATGCAGGAGCTGCGGGAAGTACTGGAGCAAGAGGTGCAACAGGAGCGACAGGAAGTAAAGGATCTACAGGAAGTAGAGGAGCAGACGGTACAACACCAGACATAACAAGTCTTGATGGAGCTAGACTACCAACAAGGAAACCCTCAAGAGGTAAGCTTTGGAACGATAGAGGAATAGTTAAAATAGCATAATATGGCAACGATAAACACAGATATAGCACAAAAGATAGACATAACAGCTAGAGAGAATAATAGCTCTACTATTAACCTTACTATAGCAGACGCTGCTGGAACTGCGTTTAGCTTAGTGGGTTACAATATAACTTTCTATGTATACGATAATGATAGTGAAGTATTATTCGTTAAATCTAGCATGTCTGCTCTTGGTGGTATTGTGAATACCCTTGATGGTAACTACGTTTTAGATTCTTCGGGTAAGATAACAATGGCTATAAGCGATGAAGATAATAGTATATCTCCTGGTTCTTATAAATATAAATTAAGTATATACAAAGAGGGAGAGACTCGAACTTGGATGTACGGTAAATACAAGTTGAATGAAGATTAAAGAAGAAGACAAGGCAAAGAACGAAGAGGTTGCTAGAAAGCAATGGGATAGTTGGTTAACTAACTTAGAGGAAGGGGATCAACCAGAGGCTTGTTCTATAGACGACCCTGACTGTGAAGCTTGTGGCTCGTAAAAAAGAATTATATTTGACTATGGAAATATTTAAAAACGACAACAACTGGAATGAGAAGTCTATTGTAGGATTTATAGCTTTTGCTGTTATGTGTCTTATAATGGTAGCTGACCTTGTTACGGGTTGGCTTGGTGCTGAACTAATAGTAAACGAGTTTGTTTATCAAGCCTTCGTTTGGGTTGTCTTAGGTTGCTTCGGTATATCGGGTGTAGAGAAATTCGCAAAGAAATGAGAAAACTAATATATATACTACTACTATGTCCAGTAATTGCAAGTGCACAAATTCTAAGGTTCGCAACTTTCTACGCAAGCTTTTCAACTGGTGCTCCTTTCACGGAGAACCAACAATTTCAAGTGAATGGTGTTGCTGGTTCAGGCCAGCTGATAGAAATGACACAAGTAAGTCAACCAAACTACAACTTAAGTATTGGATTAAGAAAGGTCGCTAGGTTTGACTATCAAGTAAAGAGAGGTAACTTCTATACTGGAGCAGAGAATGAGATAAGCGACTACGCTACAATCTCTAACGCTCCTGGATTAGAGTACCTGTTTGAGTACTCCTCTATACGTAACAGGGGAATGCTATTTCGCCAGCATGAATATAAGATTAGATACATATCAGATAGATACACTGCAAAGGTTTCTTATGTAGATAATGGTCTCATTGATCTTAAATACACTCTGGGCGAGGTTAGGTTACGCAAAAGCTTTGGGAATTTAGACCTTACTTTTGGCGTAGCCCATCGTTCTCATCCCGTGTATGGACATTCTCCAATAACTGAATGGTTCTCTAAACCTGAGAATAAACACTGGTGGCAGCTAGCTAATGAGTTTGGTGCTTCTAGTAATGACTTGGAAGAGTGGACTGTAGGTGATGAAGTTATCGCTGAGTCTGATAGAGAGTTCTATACATACCATTTCGGTGACTTAGTTGATAGGTATAACGAAGAGCAACTCGACCTTTTAGGACTACAACAAGAGGTGTCTGCAGTCTTAGGCGCTGACTACTATCTATACTCTTCTAATACTTGGGTTCATTCGTGGGCTTCTGTATATCCTATACACAAAGGGTTGAGCGATTATTCTTACTCATATCCTAATAAAAATATAGAGTGGGATATTGGTTTTATTGCGGGCGCTAAAGTTAACAGACATTTTAGTATATTTGTAGAAGGCCGTCATTTAAGATACTGGGACATACTGTCTTATAAGATGCAGGTCGGAATAAACTACATTATATTTTAACGTTATGGCAAAAGAATTGAATGAAGATACTTCTGTACAGATAAGCGTAAAAGCTTTAGGAGGTTTGGCTTTTGGAATATTCTCACTAGTAGGTATGTGGTTTGTTCTTCAGGGAGATATAGCAGAAGCAAAGCTATTACCTATACCACCAGACCCAGAGGTTACCAGAATGGAGTTCGACATGAAAGATAAGCTTATACGTCAAACGATCATGACTACCCAAGAAGATGTCACCGAGATTAAGGATGACCTCAAAGCTATTAAAGCAAAGCTTTATGAAGACTAGACTCCTATATATATTACTATTATCCCCCCTCTCATTATTCGCTCAAGAGTTCGTTAACTCTAATACGTTCGACGCTAAAGTATCTAAAGGTATTGTGGTAGTTGAATTCTGGGCTGAATGGAACAAATCAAACGAAGTACCCTTCTTAGGAGAATTAAAGGACTGTGTTAGTTATAAACTAAGCATTGTTGGTAACTCTTCTATACAAAAGCAATTTAACGTTACTTCTGTGCCTACCTTGATCATATTAAATAATGGCATTGAAGAAAAGCGATTTAACTCTAACATAATGATGCAGTTAAACGCTACGAAGAAGGATGTACAATCTACCGTGGACGAAATAACATTTAATAAATTTCAGTAATGAATAAAGAAAGACTCGAAAAGTTATGCTGGTCAGTGCTTTGTATAGCCCTATTATTTTTCATCATAATAGGCATTAGTACTGCAGCTAAAGCTCAACAACAACAAGTATTTGTGGAGTGTACAACAGGAGACTATCCTGATGAGATCACCTGGCAGATACTTACATGTAACGGAGGAGTCTTATTAGAAGGTGCAGCCCCGTATTTAGGTGCTGTAGTTTTACCAGAGTACTACCAGATAAACATGATGGACTCTTATGGAGACGGATGGAACGGTGCATACTTGTATGTAGGACAAACAGAGTATGATTTCTTATCTGATGTAGATTGGATAGATTCTCTTGGTACTTGGCCTCAAGACTTTAAAGAACAACTAGTAGACGTAGGTTGTCTTACTATAGGAATAGAAGAGGTAGGTAATACAAAATTCATTCCAACACACTACTACGATATTTTAGGTAGAGAAGTAAAGCCTACAAGAGGTTTCTATATAGCAAGCGATGGCATACTAACTAGAAAGGTTTACATAGATGAGATTAAGCGATAATTTTGTACTGTCTGAGATTACTCGAAGCAATGCAGCTAAACGATTAGGTATAGATAATGGACCTAGTAAAGAACACCTACGAAGTATTCAAAGGATTGTTACTAAACTCTTACAACCTATGCGTGAAGCTCTTGGTCCTATCAGGATCAGCAGTGGTTATAGGAACCCATCAGTCAACAGGGCTATCGGTGGAAGTTCTAAAAGTCAGCACTGTAAAGGCGAGGCTTTGGATATTCAATTCTGGAAAGATGGTCAAATATCTAACAAAGAAATATACGACTGGGTATTAGCTAGTGGTATAGAGTTCGACCAAATGATTAATGAGTTTGACTTCGCTTGGATTCATATATCATTAAAGAAAGAAGACAACAGAAAACAAGTGTTGGAAGCCTACAAGGACGAAGACAACGATACTAAATATAAATACGCCGACCTATCATGAGCAAACTGTTAGACATATTAGGAGGTAATATTTTAAGTAGTGTAGGTAACATAGTAGACAACCTTACCACATCTGATGAGGAGAGACTGTCTGCTAAACAAGCTATAGAAGAAGTTCTTATGAAAGCCGAAGCACAGGCTCAACAGGAAGTCACAAAGCGATGGGAAGCTGACATGAAGTCTGACAACTGGCTTAGTAAGAATATACGACCACTGATATGCATTTTTCTAACTGCTATATTTGTGGTTGTTTCTATTTTCGACGGTAACGCTGGTGGCTTTACTATATCACCAGGCTATGTACCTATATATCAAACACTTCTTATAACTGTATATGGCGCTTACTTTGCTGGAAGAACCATAGAAAAGATAAAGAAATAATGATTGAGTACTTAATAATACATTCTACTGGTACAGAAAAAGATTACGTACCTGAGAAGAAAGAATATAATTTATCTGTATCTTGTGATATAGTACATTTCAATGGGCAGCTGTCTACTTTTATGAAAGAGTCAGAGCATCCAGCTAGCGAGGAAACCTACAAGCATATAGCTTACATAGGCGGTACACTAGATGGTAAGCCAGCGGACACTGCTACATGGAAACAATATGACACGTTAGAGATTATAGTTATGCATCATTTACTATACAATCAACGATTAAGAATAGGGACTTCGTCTGCATTCTTTGAATTAGAAAGTCCTGGAATCAATCTTAAGAGATGGTTAAAGGATATAGGTGTTAACGATAAAAACTTGATGTAATGACTATTGATATAGGTTTATATACTGGTCTTCTTTTTGGTATTAGAAGCTTTGAGCCCTCAGAGAGCCATCCCTATTGGGAGTTTCATGTTTATGTTCCTCTTTTCTATATAGCTTATATGTCTGTAAACATAAGAGAGTAATTATGGCTAGAAATACATTAGCTGGAAAGGGTAGTGGTTCAAGTCGTAGTTCTAAGTACTACGCAGCTAACCCTGAAGCAAAGAAGAAGAAGCAAGCGTATGATACAAGCTATCATGCAACCCCAGGAAGAAAGAAATACAGAGCAGCCTTAAACAAGGCAAATAAGAAAGCTAAAACTTACGGGAATAAGGATAAGAAAGACATGTCTCATAAACGGGGCGGTGGATTAATCAGTGAAGCCCAGTCTAAGAATAGAGCTAGGAACAGAAGCAAAAAGTAATGGACAATATACTAAAGAGGATTGAGAATTATCTCATTGAAAATCCTGAGAAGATGCGGTCAGGATATAGTGCTACCGCTAAGAAGTTTGACTCTGACTATGAAAGAGTTAGAGGTGTCGCTAGAAGATTACGTAAGAGATTACAAATACCAACCAACGAAGAAACAAAGAAGGAAAAGATAGAGACTCACGAGAACAAGGAATCTCTTTCCATTAATGTTACTGACTCTACCAGAGTAAGATCACTTGATGACCTATTAACGGCATGTAAAGTTGATTTAGATAAGTGGGATGTCGATTCATACGACGTAGGTACTTACGAAGTGACAGGGTTTGATGCTAAGCGAAAACCAGTTACGGTTACTATGTACCGAACTAAAGCTAAGTTTAAACTAAAACCATTCACACTCAATGTTAAACAGATTAGGGAAGACCTTAAGCAAGATATTTCTTCTTTTATTGATAATCTTCCTAGCCTTGAGCTTCCGATACATAATATTTCCAGTAACGAAGGTTTCTTACTTGAGATTGCGGCATACGACTTACACCTCAATAAATTGGGTGTTGAGGGAGATGAGTACTCTCTTGAAATTGCCAAAGGTCGTTTGCTTGCTGCTATTGATAATCTATTGTCTAGGTCTTCTGGATTTCGTATTGACAAAATACTATTTACAGTCGGTAATGACTTCTTCAATAGTGATGGAGATAGGCCATTCATGTCCACTACAAGAGGAACACCTCAACTAGGACACACAGACTCATATACTGCGTATAGATACGGTAGACTGCTTATAATGGAGGCTATCAACATACTATCTCAGTTCGCTCCTGTTCATGTTAATATTATACCAGGTAATCACGACGAAACTTCTATGCTACACTTAGGTGATGCCCTTGAAGTTTACTACGATAAATACGATAGCGTTACTGTGGATAATTCTAGACCACTAATGAAAGGATTCGTATATGGTAACTCACTGATCGTATGTGATCATGGTGATAAGACTAAAGCTAAAGACTTAGGTACTATAATCCCTGTAAGATTCAGAGATATATGGAGCTCAGTTAAGTACGTAGAGGTTCATAGAGGACATTTCCATGGTGTTAAGACTATATCTGTAGGACAAACTGAAGAAGTCAACGGAATGATCGTTAGACACCTATCTTCTATGTCTGCTACAGACCAATGGCATGATGAAAAGAATTACATAGGTAACATTAAAAGAGCTCACGCTTTCGTTTGGTCTAAGACTAATGGAATGCAATGTGAATACTACTACAATGTACCTATAAGCGAATGATAGTGAACACTACGGTGCATACTATATAGGATAAAAAAGGGGGCGCATGCCCCTTTCTTTAATTTTCATCTAATCGTTCTATCCTTCTTTTCAGAACCCTATCACTTAATTTTATTTTAAGTTTAGTTTTTATAAACCGTTGTAGGGCTTTCAAGTCTCTAGACCTGTACTTTAGTAGTAGTTGTTTTAAAGCGTCTTTCATTTTAAAATCTATCGTTAGTTAATCCTAATTTAATTAGCTCTGTAACTTTCGTTATAACTATCTTACTTCCTAATGTACCTGAATGGCTTGTTCCTAACCTACCCATAAGGTATTGATTGTACCTTGGATCGTTAAGTAACTCTATCGTGTTTCCTATACAGACTTCTTCGCTATGAGATTTCTGTGTCTTATTGTTTAAGACAACCTCCTTAGCTGCTCTCCTGTATTTCTGGTATGTATAGTCAACACGACAAAGGTACATATTCATTTTCACCTAACTATATTTGCTATTGAGCGTTTCAGCTTGGTGATGTTTCCTTTTAGTTGCATAATCTCTAACTGCTGTAACCTTAGAGCGTTATCATATAGAGACTTACTTTCCATACCTCTCTTCTGAGCTTCAAACAATTCTATATTGTTTAGTATAACCCTAAAGGCATTATCAACCTTAGTCTCTGTTGCCCCGCTCTGGTTGTAGCATTCAAACATCTTACCTCTAAGGCTATAGATAGGTGGTACTACCTTCCTGTCTACAGCTTCCTTCAGGTCTTTCACATACGGGTCGTACTCTGAATCAGAGCTAACCTTATTGATGGAATGTAATACTGTAGCGTGATCTTTCTTTATAGCTATACCTATATCAGCTAAGCTGAGTCTTGTATGCTTTCTTAAGCAATAAGCTACCAGTTGTCTGGCAAACATAGGCTGTCTACGTCTAGTCTTAGACATAATCTCTTCCTTACTGAGGCTTGTTAATTTCATTACAATACCAAAAGCTTCTTCTATTTCTTCGTTCATCTTTATACTTCTAAGAAGATAGAGTTAGCGAACTCTTTATCGAGCTCTCCAATCTTCCCCTTGATTACTTTTTCCTTTTCCTTTGCTTCTAGTCTTTCAGCCTTTGTGCTGTCCGTTCCTAGATTAGATTGTACTACTGAGTTGTCGTGTAGTAGTACATCAATTTGCTTCCGTATCAGTTTGTTCGTGTTGTATCGGAATTCTCCGTGCGTTTTCTTTGCCATAATCTCCTTCTTGATTGATTAGTGTACCCATTGAGCGTTCATTAAAATATAACCAGCAATCGAAATCTATCCCATCCTCTGTGTTAATCTTAACCATCTTCCTTTCGTACCATGTAGGGTGACTCTCTAACATATCTAACATATCCATAGACTCTTGAGACACTAGGTATATCTCACCTTTTATCTTAGAGTATGGTATATTACTAGATACATACGGTATCCCTGACTCTGTCATTAAATACTCTTCATCGGTCTCACCCTTAGATATGAATACATCATCTTCTAGTAAGGCGTGATTATGAAACCCATATTTCAGGGTTCCATAAACAAATACCAACTTATCTTGAATTTCTAAATCGTTGCCCATTATACTTCTAGTGCTTCGTTATTGTTATAGAATGTACATACCTCATCGTTGATGTATGTCTTGTAATCGTATAGTTGTCTTCTGTATGCTGACCTACCGCTATCTATGGAACTCCTACTCAACCTGTATACACCTACATTATGAGGAGCTTTAAGCTCTACCATAATAAAGTAGAAGTCTTTCTTCTGAGTACCATCTAAGTAGAATGCTCCCTGCTGGTTAGTATTCCAGGACTGTCGGAACTCTTCAAACTTCCATGGACTAGCACCCTGTCTCTCTGACGTAGTCTTTAAGTCTGCAAGCATGTCATCTTTTTCTATATCAACCTTACCTTTACATAAGACTCCAGTCTCTTCATCTTTCCAGAAGTGTATGGTCTCCGTCTTAGCCCCGTCCATAATGCTACGCACTACTGGATGGTTCATTAGGTTCTCTGCCATTATCTCGAACTTAATCTTATAGGTCTCGCATACAGGTTCTAATCCTTCAGCGTTAGCTACAAACTCTTTGTATATAGCTTGACCTATCTTAGTCCTCTTGTCTACTTTTGGCATCCATATGTACCTCTTAGAGAACTCATCTGGCTCCAAGAAATAGCAATGAAACGCAGAACCAAGGACTAAGGCAAGAGAGGAAGGGAAGATACTATTGATATAGTGCTCTAAATTATGTGCTGACCCTCCTTTAATATTCTTAAGCATACTATTAGTTACGTACTTATAGTCTGCGAAATACGATTCATCATCGTATATGTACTCATCGTTGAGTTTCTCTACCTTAATCATCTGTGTTTTCTTTTTCTAGTTTAGCTTCTTCCCTCTTTTCTTCCTGGGCTTTCTTCATCTTAGTTAGCTTCTTTAAGCTAATAGTTATATTAAACTTCTTTCTAAGCTCACGTCTAACCTTCTTGAGGTCTATGTCGTTTACAGAGAACATATCTATAAGCATGTTTATTAAGTTTGCTTGTTCTTTCTCTTCTTGTTTCATTTCCCTTTCGTTTTGTTTACTGACTTGTCGTATAGTATAAATACAACAACGAATACAGCTACTGCTGTTACAAATAATGCTTGTGTCATCTTAGTTTCTTTTTAGTTTATCTTGCTCCCAGTAGTATTCACACTCTGAGTTTCCGTCTTCGTCTACACCCTTGAATGGTGGGTTACCGAAGTACGACTGCATATATTCACTAGGTTCAACCTTAAACCTATGGCATGTTTCTTTTATAGTGCACATACCTCCTTCGCACATTGATATATCTGGCATATTATTTAGCTCTCGTTAATATATTGACGGGTTCTTTGCCTCGCCCTATTAGCAACTTATCTACTGCGATAGCTGCCTCTCTCTCTGTATCGAACTTAGTCCTACTAACTCCTCTCATGTTTACGAACCAACGCTGATCATTGCTTGTTTTAATGCTAGCAACATGTTTGTATTCGCTAGGAGCGTAATTCATTTTGTTCATCTTAGTCTTGTTTTAGTTCGTTAGGGATTTCCATCCATCTAATTATTTCTCCTTTTAATGTAGTTTCCCACATATCTAACCATTCTGTACTTGTGTAATAGCACAACTTGATGTAGCCGTTACTCATTCTACACACATAACTTCCTTCTTTTTTTGGTTGTTCCATCTTAGTCTTGTTTTAGTTGTTTAAAAATAGTATCGCCAAATAAAACACCCAAGTTGCCAATATTGAAGCTACGCACCATTCAAACAAGTTATTTTTCTTCTTCATCTTAGTCTTGTTTTAGTTGTTTAGCTTTTAGTTTAGCTAGCTTAGAATAGTAGTTAAACTTCTTTTTATCTTTTTGTTTGTAGAATTTCTTCTTACCAATCAATTCCTTAATGTCTGGCATATTAGTCTTGTTTTAGTTAGTCCATAGTTGGGAAGGAATCCCGCCCTCCCCAACGCTGACTTTCAAATCCATTTCAAGATTTCTTTAGTAACACTCACGCAGTCACCTCTCGTAATAGTCAAGGATGATGGAATCGAACCACCTTACTACTAACTGCATCTATGTATAGCCTTGTTCAGAACTTCGTGGGCATCAATAGCAGAGCCTTTTATGTAGTACCTCCTCGATAGAGGCTCACAGCTCCAACTGTGACAATCCTTGGGGTTGCCTAGCTCCGTTCACTCAAGCAGTTTAGTAGCTAGGACTTTAGTTTGCAGCGTTCAAGTGGCTTGCTCTCTTTACTATTGTCCGTACTGTCTACCATTTAAGGTAGCACCTTGTTGACGGAAGTTTCTGGGGGATACTTTTCTTGGGTGATATGTCACACCTCGATGTTCGACGCCCATTATTAATTGATATGCATTCCTTGTTACAGCCTTACCTGTAGTGTCTTTAGTAATTGGTTTAATCCTTGCCATTATATGTGCTTTCCTTTAATCTTTTGGTTATCAGGTACGATGTCTATCACCACGCCTGCAGTTTCTTTGTCTACTTCGTAGCCTGTGAAGTATGGAACGATGTTAGTTATATCATCATCTTCTATCCAGAAATTCTTAACCATAAGGTCTTGAACAGTTTGAGCTGGGTTTATGTAGTCAAACTTTCTTCTTGTGCTTCTTATAAAATAGAACGATACATGGTATGGTGGCGATAGGTCCTTAGTTAATTCCTTGAACTTAGCCTTACCTTCTCTGTATTCTGTTCTTGTATTCTTTATGTACTCTCTTGTTGTCTTACCGTTAATCAGATACTTGCCTGTCCATTGCTTGCTGTTCTTGCTAGACGAAACATTACCGTGTATATATATTCCTTTCATATTTGTGTGTTAAATATTCATTAACAGCAAGCCTCATCAAGAGACCTGCCGTTAAGAATACTATAGTTAGATACTAAAATGGAGACCCAGTTGTCTGAGCTTCCCCTCCACTCAAGGCTGTAACATGTGCTTCATGCGCTGCTCTATATGCTGCTTGATCAGCTGGAGTTAAAGCTTTATTATAGCTATCCTTCCATGTTATAGTGCGATCCATAGTTCCTGAGAACTTATAGTCTACTGAGGTACGAACGGTTGGTTCACCCGTATCCTTGTCGTTAGTCCAGTACTCTCTAGAGGCTAGACATACATTAACTTTATTACCTAAAGTTTCTTTACACGCTGTAGGGAATACATCAAAGTTCTTAGCCCCTGCGTTCTGTAAGAATCCCTTGAAGATTTCTGTACGTACTCTTGCGGCAGCTTCTGACGTTGACTCATCGATACCTTGGAATCTTAACTGTTGAATTCCTTTCTCATTGGAAACCTTAAACTCCACGTAAGGCTTACCTGTATATCCATCAATGGAATTTGAACTCTTCACCTCGTCCACTGTTACTGTGTGAACACCTGCTTGTAGGTAGTTGGTGGTTTCTTTTACTTCTGCTTTCTTTAAATCTGGAAACATAATCGTTTTCTTTTAGTGTTAATTAATTGTAATACTCTTCGCATTTCTCAATGACATACTGTAGGTCATTATCTATATGTAGCTCATCGAACATCTCCATTGGGCTCTTTGCAGAGTCCTTACCTAGAGACTGTGTTCTAAATCTGTGCTTCATTCCGTCTTCGGCTAGATGATTGTCAGTGAATAGACATAGAACGAATTCCTTCTCTACTCTCTTCTTCCATCTGTTACCATCGACAGCAACATAACGCTCTTCTACACCCTCTCCGCTGTCGTATGCAGCGTCTATAGCTATATATACAACGTACTTGTCAGTGTTCTTGCTTATGTTTAATATCCTATCGATTTCCTTGTTGTAGAATGACCACACATCAAATCCTTTGAATCTTATATCAGCCTCTCTGTATATCATTTCGATAAGAGATGTGAATGATTCAATAACGATAACATCAATCTTGTCTGAGGCTAATGCTTGCGTTAAGGTCTTGTTGAATGTAGCCAGATCGGCAACAGGTACATTCTGGAAAGCCTTAGCTCCCTTGAATGGTAGTTGTTTTCTCTCTGTGTTTATGACCGCCGTTCTTGTGGGGTCAAGGTTCCGTAGTGATGTGCTCTTTCCTGAGCCACTCTTCCCTACGACAATGATGTTTGGTTTCATTTGTCTTTGGTTTTTAACTTTAAATAATCTTCCATGTTTAGCTTGTCGTCTTTCCTCCAAGTCTCTCTCGATGAACAAACAAACTTCATAAAGCCTCTAAGCATAACCTTCTCGTCCTTAGCGAATCTCTCCTCTAAGCTCTCGAAGGTTTTACTTATAGCTAGCTTGATTGTTTTCTTTGAATAAGGTAGCTGTTCTGCTATCCTATTTACTATGTCGTCTGTAGTTTTCATTACCACAAATATAGTGAATTAACCTGAATTGTGCAAAGTTTTCAACAGCTAAAACTTCTCTTCTATCTCTACGAACTTGGTTAAGTAACCAATAAACTTCAGCCATTTGCTACCTATACCTATGTTCCTTCCCTTTGCGAATATAATCTCTGCCAGTCCTTCGGTGTTGTTACCGTTCTGGTCTTCAGTAAATCCGTAATACTCTGGTCTATAGACTAGTATAACTGCGTCTGCAGCTTGCTCTATCTCTCCTGACTCTCTAAGATTAGAGAGCATAGGTCTAGAAGCTTCATTGCGTTCCACTCCCCTAGATAGTTGCGACAGGGCTAGTATAGTAATATCCAATTCCTTGGCTATGTTCTTCAAACCCCTAGCTATTTTAGCTATCTCTTGCTCTCTAGATGTTCCCTTAGCAGGACTAGAAACCAACTGTAGATAGTCTACCATAACCAGCTTAACTTTCTTAGTTACTACATACTGACGAATACGATTCAGTAAATACCTCAACGAAGTATTAGCACATTCATCTATATACAAATCAGTACGCTCAATAACACCCGTAGAGGTATGTATCTTAGCCCATTCGTCAGCAGTTAACGTACCCTTTAAGATGTACTTGTTATCAACCTCGGACTCAGCGCTCACAAGCCTAGCCATAAGCTGATTGACAGACATCTCATAAGAGAATATAACTGTAGGATAATTCATAGCAGATGCGTTATACGCCAATGATAGTGAAAACGATGTCTTACCCATAGATGATGCACCACCAATAATAATTAAATCTTGTGGTTGCCACCCACCTGTAAACTTATCTATGTTAGCGAACCCACTAGGGATTCCTGATAAGCCTTCGGTTGCGGCATTCTTTTCAATCATCTTGATTACATCTCGTAATCTATCTGTCATCTCTACTATGCCTTCCTTAGACTCCGAGGTTATAGCGGTCATGCTAGTCTCTATCTTAGATACTGTAGAGTCAATCTCCTTACTATCTATATTCATCAAGACTTCTTCACATAATACTTTTATGTTCTTCTTCTTGTATAGGTTTGTAAGGTATTCGATGAGAGTCTCTATGTTTTGTGTGTATGCATCACCGTGTGATATACATAGACCTAGTTCATAGTCTAGTCCTTTCATTTTAAGGACACCTAACTCGGTCATACACTTAAGCATGTCGAACTTATCACCCTTCTGATACTTGTCGTCTATCCACCCGAATATAGCTATCCTGTGCACTGACGAGAACAACTCCTTCTTTAGTAGTTGGTGTTGGTCGTAGTATGAGTTTGGTTTGTTCATTAGCCACCATAGTAGCGCTCTCTCTATGTCTTCATTATCGCTCATCTCTACCCTTTATTTCTCGTTTAATAGTTAAGACATTGGGTAGGCTTATCTTCTCTAGTTCATCTGTCCATCTCTCGTTCTTTATCCATCTCTCAGGATTCTGTAGGTCGGGAACAAACTTACCTAGAGCCGTCATTCTAACACCGTAGTCTATCTGATCTTTAAGAGAGCTTATGATAACTTCATACAGTTCATCGTTAGGTTTAAGTTTCATCCACTCATATAGAGCCTTCTTCTTACCTATCTTTGTTGGCACTATATGCCAGTATGTATTAAACTTAAGCTCTTGCTTAACTCTATCGGCTGGGGTTATCTTAGTTTTATTAACACTAAACAACCTTCTAGCCTTGGGCGTAAAGCTAAGGAAATCATATTTCAACAGCAAGTATCCATCAAATTCTAACTCTGTATAGCACCTTTCTAATTGATCGTGCGTATACCCGTAGTACTCTTTTAGTACCTTGTGCCAGGTCTCGTGGTTGTCTGTATTGACATGCCAGTCTAAGACTAGGTATGATAATAAACTCATACCCAAGTCATTAGCCTCGAACTCTCCTAAGAAATCATCGCATACCTTAGTTAGTTTAACCATAGCCCGTCCTTCTTCATCTGGCTTACACTTAACTTTAAAGCTGTTGATACTATGTCTGAACCTTTACCGTTAAGGTTAAAGTCAAACCATTCATCGGTGTTAGATTCCTTAACCTTGTGTGTAAGGTAGTGAGTAACTCCATTAAATAATCCATAGTAACTAGAACCCTTCATCGCCATTTCACCTACGATACTTGCGTTTAGTTTCTCTCTCTTGTCTTTGGTTTCTTGTAGCACTCTCTTTCCGTCTACTCTTCCTACTAAGTTTAGTATCTCATCTACAAACTCTTGGCTTGGTGATGTCGTACCTAACTTCTTCATTACTACACTTAATCCTGTAGTATTACGGTGTATCAACTCATCGAGCTTGTTGTGCTCAGTGATACCCTCCATTCTTTTGGTGTGCTTAATTATGTGCTGGTTGTCTTTGTCAGCCATAAGCAATCCAAACATGTTAGAACAGCTATGTAGCTTAGTTGTAATACCAAACGCTAACCTAGCTGATCCATCGTGAGATGATACTGCATATACATATGTATCTGCCATCTCTGAACCGAAGTCTACCTGCTTGTCTATCTTGATGAAGAAGAATACTTTTCTACCTCCTCTAAACATACCGCACTTAGACTTACTCAAATCGTACCGTTCATCGCCTATCTTTTCTAATATAACATCTAGTAGGTCGTTGTTCTGTTTGACCACGTATCTATCCGTCACGCAACCTAGTGGGGTTCTCGTGTCGTTTCTTAGTGTTGTGTAGAATGGTGTGTCGTCGTATCCTTGTAGGTCTGACGCTTCTGTAAACATTTTCTGCTTACTTACGGTAAAGTTAAGCCCTCCTCTTTCGAGAAAGGCTACTTTGTTTATTTCTGTACTATTCATCTGCGTTATCTTTAACTAGTTGTATTTTATACTCCTCGTATAATGCTTCTTCTTTAAGCATGTTCTGTTCCATAGCGCTATCGCTATACAGTTCCTCTAACTCTTGGTTAGCTTGCCTAATGGCAAGGTCTTTCATGTGTCCCATGATGATTATTTTAATGTTAACTTCTTGGTTACTACTATATCCAACACCTCGTAGTTAGTTGATGAATTTACTATGTAACCTCTATCTCTTAGAGCGTCCATGATTTGATGACGATAGTTCCATAGGTCTTTGTCCCATCCTCTAGCATCGCATACAGATAGCTTAGCTGTACCGTCGTTTTCTACACGGTTAGCCATTCCATCTATAAGGTTCTGAATCTCTCCTTCTATTCTACTACTCATTAGTTACCTTTTTACGTAGTTTGATGATCGATTGTAGAAGTTCATTATCTTCTTCGGCCATGTATTCGCCTTCGTAGTTTATGTAATCTTCTGTTAACTCTTTAGTGAGTCTTTCTATCTCAGCTAAATCTTCCTTAATCTCGTCTAAGTTCTTGAGCAAAGCTCCTATCCTTAGTTCATTGAATTCTCCTAGGCTCATTTCTTTTCATTTACTTGAATACCAAATTTATCCTTAAACGCTATGTCTAATTCTAACTGCTCATCTAATGGTAGCTTATTATGCAACCATTCTATCTCACCTACAGGTGCGTCGCATTCTGTTAGCAACCACTCTGCATAGAGTTGAGAAAACTTCTTAGGTTCTGCCATGTGTTTTAAATAATGGGGCTAAATCGCCCCGTTAAATTTATCCTTCCTACTATTAACATACCTAGATACTTGACCTCCCAGATTATCTCCGAGAGCTGAATGTAATACCTCGTCTAAGGTTATACCTCCAGGTAAGTTTCTAGCTTCCCAAATTCTTCGCTGGTTATTCTCAACGAAGTTTACAAATGCCATACATATCAACGTCCAATTACGGATCTTCTCATAGTTCATGGACGCTCCATGATTTCTGAACTCAATAGTGTTATGACCATTAGCTTGGCTATACCCAACCATATTTAACCATGTATACCTCTTTGAAGGATACCTACCTAATCTGGTTTTCTTGTTGTTATCCGCATCCAATGTGCATGAAGAATAAATCAAGTCTGCTAAATGTTCTTTGTAATTCTTGAAAGTCATCTCCTTATGTTTAGTAGGGATAGGCTTACAATACGTACTACGCTTTCTAGATGGTGGCATCATTTCAAAGACCTCATCTTGAAGCATTAAGCCTAAGTGAGTAGCCATGATAGTGAACCTTCTATTAAATGTAGCTCCACCTATGTGTACATGTATACCACATTGAGAATCAATCTCGCAGTTTTCTTGTACGGTATCACAAACTTTCTTGAGCATGCTTAACCCTGAATCTCCTACAAGAACTCCAGTTACATATTCCTTACCGCTTATACTACCATCATTTACTGCAGATACATTTAAATCATTACCTTCACTAGTCGGTACATAACCTCCTGATGTCTCTACTTCAACACCGAATGTATATCTCATACCGTTAGTGTTGGTGAATGTCGTAGACATTGTACCACGATCCCTAGCATACTTAGACATCTTTTGGCCTTCGCTAGCTACAGACGAGTTATCGAACGTACTTCCTCCATTACCTTCATCCCCTCCGTTCTCGCAGTTGTCAAAGTTGTGGTTGTTTGAATGTCTATACTCTTCACATCCATCGCAATAGTATACATCATTGTTGTCTGCTGCGCAGCTATCTATATACGTTTCGTCGTCGTCTGAACAGAATATAAGGTCATCAGAGTCTTCATGTACTTGAATCATATCTCCGCTACCGTCTATAACGCTTCTAGAGACTTCTTCAGAATATCTATCTTCATTAAGAATACACCAAAAGGTGTCGTCATAATTCATAAGCTCTCCGTCGTATATACGTACTACGTCGTATTCCTCTTGAAGTAATTCAAAAGCGTCATCACGCTTAGGGCTGTTGTGTAACTCTTCCGATGAGCGTATGTCATAAACACTTAGGTCTACGACAACAGGACTGCTCATGCAAGGTTCGTATAACTCGAACTCGTCGCTTATCTCCTCCTCCTCTTCTATGAGTAATACGTCAACGCTTTCCTCTTCCTCTAATATTGAGTCGATTGTTTCTCTTGGCATAATTTCTTAATGTTTTTAAGCTTACGCTTCACAGACGCTATATCAGCGTTGTTGTTATTATTAGAACGAAGAGATAAGCCCTCTAAAGAGCTTATAACTTCATTCGTAAACTGTTCGTCTGATATGAATATCAGTAATTTCTCTAGATTATTCATAGATTTTTTCCTCTACATTGTTAACACCATAAGACTTATCATATAGCTCATCAAGCAACTTCTCTAAAGCAGTCTCTTGTGTCTCGTCTATGATTCCGTTGTACATTAAATCTTGCAGTGCTTGACACTGAATCTCTTCTGTGCTCTGTCCTATGTAGTACTCTTCCTTCTCTGTTTTAGAGACATACGATGCATTGTATTTAGCGGTTGCATAAGGGTCTTCGTTCTCATTAACGTCCCACTTATTCCATATCTCCTGCTGTTCCTTAGTCACTGTATATTCGTTAGTCTTGTAGTCTGTCCAGTTCTTAACCTTAGTACCAACCTCTTGAACATACGTGGTAGGAATATCCTTAGTGTACTCAAGCTTACCATCGTTATAGATGAATAGCTTTTCCTTTTCCACTTCCTCAATCTTACCACCATCAGGACATATATCTTGCAACCCTTCCTTCAATGAAGAGAAATAGATACCACCCTCAACCTCAAGCATATACAACGGATTGTTACGTCTGTATATATATAGCTTGTTGTCTGACTCAGTCCATACAGCGTTGATAGTACCACCATGCTCACCTAATGTTAAGTGATCATTGGTGGCTACCATCGCTTCGTAAATAGCTTTACTATCTACGTCGGGGGAATCGAAACTATACTTCTTAGCAGTGTCTTTGTAATTGGATAACACACCATTATGACACCCAATGTAGGAGCCTATAATATAAGGGTGTGTGTTCTCAGCAGTCTTTGTACCGTGAGTTGCATACCGTGTATGCCCAATCGCTAGATTTACCTCGCTTACATCAATGAATCTATTTAAAAATCCTGATGTTTCTAATGTCTTATATAATCTAGAACCTTCAGGTCCTTCTGTATATAATCCAGTTGAATGTCCACCTCTACTATCGTTATCGTTTAGTAGGTGCATTATCTTTGCAATGTTTACACTCTTGCCAGAGTATGCAGTTATACCACACATATCGTTTCTTATTTAAGTTAGTTGTCTGTTGCTGTAGAATATTCTACTAGCTGGCTGTGCTCTTCCCTCTCTTGGGGTGAGCATAATCTTGTCGTCTTCTTCTGTTACCGTGTATCGCTTTAAACTCAAGAAGAGGTACAGTTTCCCGTCCTCTATCTTGGTTGTAAGCGTCTTAGGCTTCAGTCTCAAAGACTTCAACAAGACCTTGAATCTTTCTTTGTTCATTACAAATGAATTGAATGTCATCATAACTTAGCAATGGATACTTCTCTTTAAAAGAGTTCTCATACACTGCTTTCTCGTATTCCTGTCTCAAACCTTTAATGTTATAAACAGCTCCCATAAGGATGTCTAAATCATTACACTTAATAGTAAGTGGTGTGAATTGAAAACAATCTAAATCTAAATGGTCTATTAAATCACGCTCTAACAACAACCGTAGTATATGTGTAGCGTCAGCTCCATTTTTAGTATTGATAGCCTTAAGCTGATACCATGCATCATCATCTCGTGGTAACACAAGTCTCTTAGGTATCTCGTAAGTCTCTCCGTTATCTCCATCTACAAAGTATACAACATCATCACTAGACTCCTTGGGAGCTTGCATGATAGTGATTTGTATTACTCCTCTGTGTATAGAGAGTTCGTTCATACTAATACATGACTTTCTACTAGGTGTAACTACCTTAACTACAGTTGTGTCGTTAGGATTTATACTAGTAAACCAATTCAACTTCCAACTCCATCCGAAGGATGATGCTGATGACTCTATTGAATCAATATATTGAACCATGAACATACGAAGGTTTGATTCATCTATCTTCCGACCACAGTATTGAACCATGTCCTCGGTAGCAATACAGCCATACTCTTCCCAGAATTCTGTATTGTTAAACTCTTGGATAAACCATTCCTTAGACTTAATGTATATATCTCTTGCTAGTACAATATCCTTAGTCTTAATCCACCAATCACAACTAGCTAACTTAAAGTTACCTCTATCGCTAGCTATAGCATTGTCGAATAGCGTTACATCTTCATCTGATAATTCATATCCGAATAGGTAGTCCATGTCTGCCTCATGCCAGGACATAACAGAACGGTAGTCCGATCCATGCTCGGATCGGGCTTCCTCTTCTGTTTTTATTCTAAACCTTAACATTCTTTAAACCTTACAGATATTCTCTGAGTCTTACCGTTGATGGTAATATCCATTGTATCTAAGTCTATAGTGAATCCTTCAGGTGGAGTCTCAAGCTCTTCAATACCTTTCTCTTCAACTACAGTATCTTCTACTATAGTCTTAGCTTCCACTACTTCATGGTTACGAGGTCTCATATCGAACATCTTATCAACAGCTGTAGCATCTACTTGAATAGGTGATGCAACCTTGTTGTTTATAATATCCTGTAAAGGATCTTTACTGAAATGAAACGTTGCTTGCTTTGCGGCTTGCTTACGCTTAATTCTAGTACCAGCTGGTGTTAATTTGCTAATCTTTTGCAAGATTGCCTTGTCAGTTCTACCTAACGCTTCGCTTAACTTACTTGTTGGTAAGTGCATGTTCTGTAACAGGAATTTCTTCTCTGTCTGTGACCATTGCTTGTGGTGTGCTTCTCCTTTCATCTTACTTTAGTTTAAGTAATTTCTTTTCGAGCTTAGCGCGTTGCTTTGCTCCACATGTCTCCATCACTTGACGGATACCTGCTTCTGTGCTTACAAGATTATCGTAATAGTCTTGTCTTTCTTGTGCTTCTTCTCTAAGCACTTCTTTGCGCTCTTTGCGAGCATTTACTAATCCAGCCATAGCTTTCTATTTAGTTTGGTTAGTGAAACAGAGAGGAATCGAACCTCTCTATAGACCATCTGTTTCGTGTGCTATCCTACTTCTTTTGACGGCGATAGCTTTCCGACATGCTTGGGGTTTTAGGTGCAGAGAACCTAAGCCTATCCATGAAATAGGGCTTGCAATATTAAAAGTTATGTTCTTCGTCAAGAACTCCATCTACAGCTTCTTTTGCTAACTGCAGTCTGCTACTAACCTTTACAGGTGAGGGCAATCATAGATGTTTTAACTTTAAGGGATAGGCTGAGAGGTTTGGTTTTGCAGGCTCGCACTCTGTAGCTCTCATTATTTGGGTTTAACAGCATCACCCACGCCTAATATTATTATACTCGTAAATATTTCACTGATAATTGCTAGTATGATTTAATATAGCCTTCCCAGGTGCTAATATGATTAAATACTTAAATAATACTAACGAATATGATAATCGCACCTATTCTTGGCTTGACATTGTCATATTTAAACTGTACCTTTGGTGGGATAGTGGATAACTACATAATAACATAGTCAATCACTTAAATATCCTAGACGAAACAAGGAAACACAAAGGGAAGTAAGTAAAGGGAAGAGCGATAGCGACTACAACGAGAGGCAAAACATACCTGAACATAGACTCTCACTCATTCTATACATACTCTACCTATTACGGAACCTTTACAATCTATACTCTATAAAGGCTCTAGGCCTTGTTTATATGACTATTATCAGTCTTATAGAGCTTGTGGAACACTTCTACACACACATACACACACATAATAACTTATCACGAACAATACTCTGCATAGATACCATGCATAGATGTCGTGACTACTCTGCATATGATAGTGATCAAGTAAAGGTGGGCGACCGTAGCCACCCAACCTCACTATACTTACGACCAGAGTCCCCTAGCAACCTTACGGTTGGTAGTCTCCTCTTGTCTGTTACTAGGTTGCGTTTTGTTATACGCAGGACTAGTAACGAAAGCCTTACCCTTAGAGATGTAAGTGCTCACATTAACTGACTTACCTGTAAGGTCTTCAGCGAATTCATCAGGGTTTAGTATGTACTCGAATCCTGTCTCTTGTTGAGAGAAGATTGTGTACAGCTTTTGCAAGCTACCCTTTAGTACAGGTTTCTCTGTACTATAAAACGCATCTAAAGTTTCGTAACGTTTGACTTGCGTCTTTGTTGTTACGTCGTAGTCTGTGATAGCAAGTATCACATTCTTAGCGAGGAACGAGTCCTTGCGTACTTTAGGCTCGCCGTGAATATCCACTAAAGTGAACTCATCAACGATGCGTTTAGCTGAGGCTCTAACCTCCAGCTTTACGAAGTACGTAAAGTTTATGTCCTCTAACTGAGGGAACGTAAACTTAAACTCACACACGTCTTTAGTGTAAGCGACTCCGTTTGAGTCTACACCTTCCATTACACCGTCTTTAACGGATGATATAACAGAAGGCGTGTTAGTAAGCTTGCGGTCGATTGAACGGTCTTGCTTACTTTGTGGCTTAGAAGCCTTAGTTGGATAACCCATAACTAATTTGTGCTTGGACTATGAACCCTTAAATGGGCGAGCTATCCAAGCGGACTTGCTCTATTATGTCTCTTTCTTCACGGTGAAGAGACCCAACCACTTGCAACGAGGCAAGTAAATAAATAAAGAGAGAGGCGCTAGCCTCAGCACACAGAGAACCCAACGTAGTTTGAGCGAACGCAGTGAGCGCTACCTTAGTAGCTACTCTTCATAGTACGCTTCATAGTACCCTGCATAGCACGCGGACAACCCTCCCAAAAACCTTTCATCGAATTGACTATAGATTTAAAGAGCCCCGAAGGGCTCTAGTTATTTCTTCTTGCTACGTTCCCACTCTAATACTGTAGAGTCGATGGGATTGTAGTGCTTATCTGTTACTTGATAAGTAAAGATACCTAAAGCGTAAGCTATTAGGATGATAGCATATAATGCTATGATAATAGTAAACATAATCATAAGCTAGTAGATTAGATTAATAAAAAGAAACACAAGTAGTAGATGCGTCGGCTATACTGCCTAGGGTTACTACCACCTGTGTTTAAATACAGCTAGTTTAACGACATAATGCGTAGGTCGTAACAGTTTTGGTGTGCTTGTTAAGGCAAGGGTTAGTAGGAATTACAGAGGAGTAACTTATGTACTACATAAGAATCCTAACACTACTAAGTAATAAAAGAAAGGGACGATAGTCCCTCTCCGTAATGATTAAGCCTCTTCCTGCTTAAGGAAGTCTTGATAAGGTTTGAACTTGCTTTTCTTTAGCATTAG